AAAAAAAGTGGTCGCCCCTACCAAGAACGAACCGCCACCCGGCGGTCTGGTGTAGGGTTGCAACCTTGCCACTGACGAGACAAGCAAAATATGAAAGGATGGTTAATATTATGAAAACAATTAAATTACAAGGAATACACACACCACAAAAAGCAATTCCGGCGGCAGAATTAAAGCCGGGAATGGTTACAGTTTGGAATTTTGGTTACACTTCCACAGTTAAAAGCGTAGAGCCTACCAAGAGCGGAAAAAGCGTTAAATGCGTTATTATTTCCGACGAAAGCGGAAACGAACACACTAGAACAATGCGAGCTGATAGACTTGTAGCTGTTAAAGAGGAAGAGGCAAAAAATCCGATTGACAAGGCACTTGCAAGCAGGCAAAGAACATATAAAAGCATCTATTGCGACATTGGCACAGCCTTAGGCGCTTTTAGCACTTCGGAGCTTGCAGAATATTATATACAGCGTTTCGGAGATAGCGCACTGCGTTATTTTCTTGAGCAGGGAATAATTGCGGCAGAAATCAGCAAAGAAAAAGAAGCAATTTAATAGCAAGGTTGGCACTTCAGGGTTCGATTCCCAAGCTTGCTTTACCCACAAGGGAATAAATAAAGAAAGGTAAAAAATTATGAACAGATTAGAAGAAGCAAAAAAGGCATTTTTAGAAGTTAGACGCATTTTGACAGAAAAACACGAAGATTTTGCACTTGCGAAGGCATACAAGAAGCCTTGGAAATGGTACAGGGAACACGCAACACAAGAAACTATTGAGATTTTAAGAGCAGAAGTAAAAGCAAATTAACCGCCGCAGAGGATGCCAGCCGGGCCGACGCCGGCGGCGGTTTTTCCTATAAAGGATAATATTAAAATATGGAGGTTAAAAAATATGAGATTTTGCGGACATTTAAAAGACGGCACACAATTATTATTAACAGACGACGAAATAATTAACAATGCACTTGAGCAGGAAAAGCAAGGAATTAAACCGCATTATTGTTTTTATGATTATAAAGAGGAAAAAGCAATAACGCCGCCGGGGTGGCTTATTTGGTCTTTACATAATGGCGGTTGTGGCGTGGTTTATCGCCGCGATGATGGGAAAATGATTATAAATGCAGGAATGCAAGGCGATTTTTGTTATATTTAATTTTAAGGGCGTACAAATTGCGCCCTTTTTGGCTTGCTCTGGTTTAGCTGGTTCGATTCCAGCTGCAAGCATTAAGCATATATTTTTATATGCTTTTATTTGCGTACCTTGAAAAATTAATATAACAATGCTATGCTTATATATAAGGCTTTTGCGCCTTTTTAGGTGTACAAGTGTACCCAGTTGGGGCGACACGTTCTGGTGGATTCTCCAGAATTGGCGACAGCTTCCACAACTTGTAAGGGCATATTATACCCATTTTATACAACGCTGTTAAAAGCGTTTTAAGGCTGTTTTACTTTGTAGACTTATAAGTCTACATTGACACAATAAAACCGCCGTACAGGGCAAATCATAAAGCCACAACATCAAAATAAGCACGAACCGCAGCTAGCCAAGTTTATATAATACACTTTAATCTGTTAAAGTTTTTCATCAATTTTTCAAGACAAATTTGAACGAAATCGGGAGCAAAAATTGAAATTCTGTGTAACCGATTTTTGAATTTCAGAATTGAAAGTGACGGGGGTATTTGAAATGGCGCATTATATTTTTGTGAGAAATTTTTTCAATTTTTTAAGTAGGATTTGAACGAAATCTGAACCGAATTTTAAAAATTGTCAAAATCGTTTTTCTGAATATCAAAGATGTATCCGGGGGAGGTATCAAATGCGTTACCCCGAAATTTTTTGACAGCATTTTTCTGTATAAATCAATGCTTTACTTGCATACCGGCATTGACTAAGCTCATATATCAACAATTCCTTAGTTATAGTCGGATTAGTCTTTTGAATTATCTTTAACAGCTCATCAATACTCATTATCCCACTCTCCTAACTGCCCCTAAAACCATATCAACAATGTCAAATACTTCATCGCCATAAGTTGCTACAAAATCACACAATATCTCTTCCTGTTCAATAGGCAAGTACACATCATAGGACATACAGATTGCGTGGCATACTTCGTGTATCAGCACTTTGCGCTGCATAAATCCACGCAAGGCATTTGACAGATAAATTGTATGCATATTTCTATCTGTTACGCCTAGCACAGAAACATTGTCTGACCGCTTTAATTCACCCGAATTTGAATTTTCATATTGTACTCGCCACATTGTGCCATTAATGCTAAAAATCATCTGTATGCTCCTTTCTGAATAAAACAGGCTATGAATATTGCTACTCATAGCCCTTAAATTTACAGCTTAGAAACAAGTGTACTGAGTTTAGTACGCATAAGATTGCGTTCCTCTGCTGTCATATCGCCAATAAGCTGTGTAATATCGCCGCCAAGCTCCTTAATATATCCGTCAAGCGCTTTCATCTTGTGTTCCTTATCTTCTGGTGTGTTATTCTTGTGCATTTCTTTAGTTTCTGTGTAGTTTCTCTTTGCTCTGTCGTAATTGCTTTCGGACATTGGCTCTGTATAGTACATCTTGCCATAATCTCTATCCATATCCCTCATATGCTCTGCTTCTGGGTACATGTGCATATAAGGCGGTTCTTCATATCCTCTGCGGTATGTTCCGTGTCCTTTCGGTGCAAATCTTCCATCTGCATAGCGGTAGTGGTCGTAAAATCTTCTGTCCGGATAATCTTCGTACTGTTCAAGCATACGCATAATATCTTCGTTATCTTCTGACTTTTCCATAGCTTCAACAATTCTATAATCTTTGTCAAAGCAAGCTATGTTCTTCGCTATTTCTGTAAAATCCTTTAAATCGTCAAGGTTCTGCCCCTCAAAGCTATCTAATCCGATTGCTTCAACTTTAGCCTTGACACATTCCATAATCTGTTTAGCCCATTTGTGCATATCATCAAGCCTCCCTTACTGCGATTAAGTTACTATTCTGCACTTCAATAGCCTGTGTAGATGTATTTTGCACCGCTACTGTACTGCAACAGCCACAAGGTACATCAATATATGCCTGTGCTGATACATTAAAGAAATTTTCAACTGCGGCTGGTGTTACAATCATTCGTGTTGACTGCAAAGGCTCTCCGTCTACTGCAATGGCAAGCGAGATGGCTTCAACTGTACCGCCCGTAGGTATCTGAATGTTTCCACTATACGATACTAAAAATCTAGCCTTGCACTGATTTGTAATACCTCTTAGCTTGATAATTCCGCTTCCGGTCCTGTGTACAATGCATTTTGTTCCGTTTACGGCTGTCTCTGTAAATGCCACATCTTCTCCGGCGGCAACTGTTTGTAATGCAATTCCTGTTATTTCCATTATTTTTACCTCTCTTTCACAAAATAAGGGCAAACATTATAGTCTGCCCTTGGGTTTATAAGTAATACTGCTTAGCAGACATAATCGAGTTAAACTCAATTAAGATACTCAATTATTCAGTTTTAGCAGCCACATCCTGTATTGCAACCACATCCATAAGCATAAGCATTAGGATTAGGCACAACATAAGCTGGAATAGCCGTAGGATTTACAGAGTTGATAATCTGCTGTGTCTGAGCTGCCATCTGAGTTGTAAGAAGTGCGTTCTGTCTATCCTGTGATGCGGCTCTGCGTAAATCGTTGTTCTCTGCTGTAAGTGTTGCTATCTTATCATTTGTTAAGAAATCAAGGATAGCTCTCGTTCCTGCCTGCTGGCTGTCGATAATATCTCTTGTGTTGTTGCACATTGTGTTCTGTAAAGCACAAGTGTTAGTTGCCATGTTGTAGTTTACGCCTTGAATAGCTTCTCTTGTCTCACAGCAGCAGTTAGCGAGCTGCGCCTGTAATGCATTTGTATTCTGCATATTAGCAACAGTATCAGCATTGATAGCCTGCTGTATGCCATAGCCTGTCTGCATGATATTTGTGTTAATGCCATTGAAACCTGTGAGCATACTATTATTCATAGCGTAGAAGCCATCACAAAGTCCGTTGGAAATGCCATCTAACTTGCTGATAACTGCTGAATTGTCAAATCCTCTCTGAATATCAGCCTGTGTAGCCGCTGTCGCAACATAGCCACCGCCATTGTTACCGCCAAAGCCACCAAATCCACCATTGCCCCATCCAAAGAGTAATGCGAATACAACGATTATCCAAAGCCATCCTCCGTCAGCCCATCCGCCGTTATTGCCGTTGCTGTCAATATTAGCAACTAAAGGTATGCTGGCACAATTTGAGTTTGAAAACATATTGTTACCTCCTAAAAATATATTCATAAAGATGTCACCCAGGTAATTTGCAAAGACATCTAATATGCTACTAATTACCAAATCTACTTTTTATCTGATTAAATACATCATCTGCATTTAACCCCTTTTCTTTGCATAAATTTCTAGCCATCTGCTCTATTCCTTGCATATTACCTTGCTGTGCCATTTGCATTGTGTTTTTCATCATAGGATTATTCATCATCTGATTATTTCCCATTATCTGTTGTATGAACTGTTGCGGACCAGCTTTCATCATCTGAAAAATGTTAATTGGGTTCATTCTTCATCACCGCCTTTGCTTTGAGTTCTTGAAGTTTTTCTTTGCGTTCCTAAAGATTTATCAAATCTATCTTCCAACTGCCCTATTTTCTCTGACAATTCCTTAAACTTATTCAGAAATAGCTGTGTGCTTTCATCTGATAGGGTAAATTTAGCATTTTCTGCATCAGGCATAGAATTTACTGTCTGATTATCTTTAGGGGCTGTATAAGGCTTATACACAATCGTTCTAATTGTTCCGTCAGCATTCCAGCCCTTAACATAAATCTCCGACATATCCTGCTTAGGAAAAAAAGCCATTGAGCCATCCATAGGGACCTCGTTAGCGTTTATATTTTCAACTGCTTGCACAACTCTGCCGTTAATACCTATTATCTGCTGTGGAATAGTTTGCTGAACTTGTGATTGCTGCATCTGCTCCTGCGGCTGAAATCTCTGGATATTTGCCATAGGATTATATTGATATGCTCCATATTGAGGTACATAATTACTCATAATCGGTTGCTGATAAGGATTGTTCATTGTCTGCCTCCTCTAAAACTTCCTCGATTGCGTGGATAACAAGAGATAATGTCACTAAGTCAAGTTTCTGTAATTCTTCTTTACTCAAGATTTTTTCTCTTACTTCATCAGAAAACATTTGCACTACCTCTCTTTCTAGTTACATTTTTGCATAAAAAAAATCACTTATAGCGACACATAATAGACATATGTGCGACATATAAGCGACAATGCTGAAATTATATAATTGTAAAACGCGATAAATGCGGCATTAGCACTTCCTATATGCTATAGGAACTGCATTAAGTTTGTGCTAAAAATTCTTAAGCTGTATTTCAATATTTCCATTGACAATTACTATCTTGTCAATTATAGTCTTAAGTATCATGTTTTTTTGTTTCTTGTCGACCTTATCCCAAATGTCGGCAAGTTTTTTTATGTTCTCATAAACAAACTCCTTTTTCTGTGTATTAATTGCGTTTTTGCTTTCTACTGCAATATTAGCTTTCATTTCCTTAATCTGTGTTTCAAGCTCTTTAATCATTTCCAAGACAGTATCATTCCCATCAGCGTATAGATTATATAATCTTTTCAACTTAATCTGCTCTTTTTCAAGCTGTGATTGCATAATTTCAAGTTTTGTCGCCTTTTCTTTTGGCTTGTAAGATGATAAATCAAGCGATATTTTAAGGATTTCTTCTTCTACTTGTTTCTCTATCTCGTCCGCCCATTCAAGCGAATTATTACAGCTTGCATTATAATTAGGCAGATATGAAAGTGATTTATTTCTTGAACAGCAATAAATCTTATGTTTTTCACTGCCCCATTTTTGATAACGCATTTTGCAACCACAAATTCCACAATAACATAATCCGGTCAATAAATTAGGTTCAGTTATGCAGTAAGTTTTTGCTGAACACCTTGACTTTCTTAGTTCTAATCCAAGATTAAACCTATCTTTATCAAAAATAGGTTCGTGTTTTCCTTGATATATTTTGCCTTTGTAAGGTATCATTCCGATATTTACAACGCCGGTCAAAATGCTTCTAGTAACAAGTTCAGACTTAAAGCCACAAATTTCTTTAATTTTCGCATCTGAATAGCCAGATATGAATAATTCAAGACCTTTTCTTGCTTGTTCTGCACGTTCCGGGATAGGTATTAATATGCCTTGTTCCTTACTGTAGGAATAACAATACGGCAAATTGCCACCGCCCATCCAGTAACCCTGCTTAATTCTTTCAAGCATACCGCCACGCATACGCAACATCATAGTATTTTTATCAAGCTGTGCAAATACAGCCATCATTTGTGTGTACGCCTGCTCCATTGGGCTATCATAATTTACGCTATCGTGAACACATTTAAACACGACATTATACTTTTGAAATACTTTCTCGATAAGATATATTCCGTCAATCATATTTCTTGATAATCGGTCAAGCTTAAAAGCAACAACACAACTTACTCTTTTGCGGCTACAATCATTCACAAGTCTTTGAAGTTCCGGTCTATCCATATTTGTACCTGTGTAACCATCGTCAATATACCAATCTGTTATTACAAGCTCATTTTTCCTACAATAATTTTCAATGTCTCTTTTTTGGCTATCAAGTCCATTGCCCTCAACAGCCTGTTTTTCAGTAGATACTCTCATATAAGCAACACATTCCATATATTTTATCTCCTTATAATATAAATAAATGTGCCGCATTTATCACGTTCTACGGCACATTGTAACACATATTTACTTGTTGTCAATTATCTCTGCAATTATCTTTAGTAAGCTGTCTGAAAGAGTTATGTTTTCTGTTTTTACGTCTTCGCCATTTTGAGTAACCCTAATCATTTATAACCTCCAACTTACTTATTTTCTTTTTAATTTTGTTTATCTTGCGATTGACTGTTCTATCACACACGGACAGCCGCATAGCAATTTCTGTAATGCTTCTGCCTTGTGATAGTAACTTGAATATTCTCAATTCTTCTTCTGTAAAATTGGCATTTTTAATTATCTCATCAAGTTCCGGCTTAGTCAGTTCTGAAAACTTCATAAGCCAATCTCCTTATTTAAACTTAATATGTTCTATTCCTGTTTCTTCGTATAACTGATTAACAAGCTCCTCTGCTGTGAATAATCCGTCATTGTAGTTATCTATAAGTACTTTAAGCTCTTTTTGTACTTTTGTTAATCTCTGCTGTCCGAAACCGAATTTATCATGCAGCACCCATAAAATTAATATTAATGCTGATTCAAAATTTTTCTTCTGCTGTTCATTACTAATCCTATTCATCTGAACACGTAACATTTGCTCCTTAAACTTTTTCTGTTCTGACTTACTCATACATACTCCTTATTTATCAAGTATTTTGACAATTTTCTTTATTATTTTTTGTACTGAAACTTGGTTTTGAACATTTTCTTCTAAAACTTTTTGCATTTCTTTCAGAATTAAAGTGTGGATATGCATTGAGTACTCTAATTCTTGTATTCTTTGCATAATTTCATCTTTCTCTTCTTCCATTTGTTCACCGCTTTCTTAAAAATTGATTATCATACCGCCATAAATGCTTGCTATTATCATTCTTAAGGCTTTTACCCCTTTCATAGTCTGTCTGCCAGCATTTCTGACACAACTGTCCTTGCGGTCTGTCAATAGGTTCTCCACAACGATAGCACAAGTAATTTTCTTTGCGATATTCTTTTATATTCTGCCTATTTTCAATTCTTTTTCTGTGGATAGCATTATCTTTGCTCTGACATACAAAACACTTCGCTTTACCCTTAACAGCTTTAGCCTTTCCACATCTAACACATGTGCCGGTTTTCTTGCGTTCAGCGTATAAGTTTCTTGAATACCGTTTAAACGCTTCGTTGTTTTGTCTTCGCTTATCATCACTTATTGGGTGACTGGCTCTGTATTCTGCTTTCTTAGCTAAACATTCCAGGCATATCTTTTCTTCGCCTACAAGCTTATTTTTACGGCATTCCGGACATATCCTAAGCTGTCTACATAATTCTCTAGTTTCTCTTTGATAAGCTGTATGCTTTTCTTTACATTCTTCGCAATAAAAGCCTTTTCTATCAAGTGGCTTGCCACATTTAGGACACAATCCATTATCTCGGCGATAATTATATAATTTCTTCTGTGGACTAATTGGCGTTGTTTCCACTAAAAATCAACCTCTCATTCTGTAAATTCTATTTTGTACTTCTTTAGGTGCTTCAATATATTCTTCTGCGTTTGTATTTTGACCGATAAGGGCATTTTCTTTAATTTGTAATGTATTTATATCTCTTTGGAATTTTTGCTCGATTTGAGCCTTATACGAATTTGCATTCGTCTTTTCGATAAGTGATTTAATATTGTCCGGCATACGATTTATTTCATTCGCACGCTTAACAGCTGTTTCGTAAGTTCTTAGAAAATTTGATTGTATTACTGTTTCAATCGTCTGATAATCTGATGTCGCCCAGTTTTTAAGGTTATCTGGCATACCAACCGCTTGTCTGACTAATGGTGGCAGCTTGTTAAATTCTTCAATCGCCCCATATGTGCCGTTCCTTAATGCTTTACTGACTAATCCCCAAGCTGTCATTCCGTCAAGTTCCTGCGGCTGTGATATTGTCTGTATTTTACCTATCAACTGTCCTATACTTGGAGCAAATCCACTTATATCAGAGTTGATATATGCTTTAAGTGCGACTGACACTTGTTCATAACTGTAATTTTCCAACATCATATTCCACACATCTACTGTTTCTGATAGGTTGTTGGGCTTGTAGTTAGGGTAGCAATCACATATAATGCGGATAATTTTAACTGTTTCTTCTCTTGTCAAGCGTTGCTACCTCCTGATTCATATAAAATTTTGATACCATCTGCGTCTACATTTGAGCTTTTATTTACTATGCTTCTAAAAATATCCACATAATCACAATTACCCAAATCAATAGGGCAATTATCTAATATATTTAATATATCTTCAATAACTGCTCTTTCACTATCATTAACTGTGATTTCGTAAATTGTATCTGAATACATAATTTTTCTCCTTTACACATTATCCCAATCAATAGCACCCTTATTGAAATTCTGATTGCCTTGTTTATTAGAATTATCTTCTTTCAACTCGAACAAGCCTTGCCAGCAATGGTCTACTGACTGATTAAGAATTTTAATGGCTAAGTCATTATCTCCGCCTGATAGCTTTTCAAGGGTATTCATAGCCCTATGCAATGCCTTGTCAGTGCATATAGGTTTTTTAATTCTCTTGCGCATTGTCACATACTCGTTAAATGCTTCATCAAGTAATTCATCATCTGGATAATAACTTTTCTTTTTGGATATTACGTTAGTAATATCTTTTTCTGCATTCTTATCTTCTTTAATTTCTTCTGTTCTTTCATTCTTACTTTCTTTTAATATAGAGTTTGTTAATAGAATGTTATCTGTTTGTTGATTGTTTGTTAAGTTGCTTGTTATTTGTTTGTTATCTTGCTTGTTATCTGTTTGATACAAATTGTAGTTAACCACAGTAAATATCGTGAATTTGTTTGTTGCTTTGCTTGTTATTTCGCCTGTTAATTGTAAGTGTTTTAGCGAGGTACGAATTTCCATTACAGACAAATTAGTTTCTTTTGATAATTCAGATATTGAAGAGGGGAAAGACCCTCTTTCAATTATCTTACCTTTGTAATTTCCGTCTTTCCAATAGGCACTTATCAACATATACATAAAAAGTCTGAATGTATTAATATCGCTCCACCATTCCCACTTTAAAATCTTTCTGTCAATTTTAATAAAATTGCCTGCCATAATTACCTCTTCAAGTTCTGTCACATTGTTACTTCACTAAATCGTTAATGTTAACCCTAAATCCGTCAAATTCCTTACCTTTACTTCTAACATAGGCAGATGTATCAAAGAACATTAAGTTGCCACTATTGTCGGTTGCCATACTTACACCATTTCTTGTAAGACTGCCTTTGAGTAGGTCAAGTAAAATCTGTATTTCCTGCTTTGTTTCGTCTTTCATTATTTACCTCTCCATATTTCCTCATCAAGAATATATTGCCTAATAAATCTATCTGCGTACTGTGGGTGTATCATTGACCTTGCTGTTTTTCTGTCTACTCCCAATGGATTATCGCTTGTAACATATCTTTGTTTCATAACCTCAACTACCTCTAATGGTTCAAAAATAAGATTATTCTTAGGTTGTAAACCAATGAACCAATATTGCGTAGGCTTTTTATAGTAATCTCCGTTCAATGTCCTGTCTTTGTCGATGACATTGGGCTTTAAGCACCAAAAATGTGTTAAATAATGCATTCCGCTAGTGCTTAATGGATTTTCTATAATCAGCCTTAGATGTTTTCTTTGACAGACAATAACAAATTTGTTAAGTATCTCATAGAACAAACTTAACTGCCTATGTCTTTTCATTGACACCTCACATTTTTGCTCAATAGTGTAATTCTTATATTGATAAGCTGTGCAGCATAAATGCCTAGGGCTTTGGTCTGAAAAATAAGTGCAAGGAAAAAACGCAAATATCAAATCATCAGGGCCTATCTTATCAAACAAACTTGGCTTACCTTGATACCCCCCCTCTATCTCTTTAAAAAGGTCAGTAACATAGTCGGTTTCGCCAAATTCATTTTGAATATCATAGTCGTAGGCTTCAATTCCATACTTCTTGAAAGCATTCTTGAATGTGCCTGACTGTTCAAATAAACAATGCACTATCATACTGTATCTCCTATAAAATCACTTATATTCATTTGACTGTCCTTTTCAAATACAAGCATTTCATTCTTTGCTATATTAAAATACTTTTCATCAATCTCAATTCCTATGAATTTTCTATTTGCTTGTAAACAAGCAATTCCGGTAGAACCTATCCCCATAAAAGGGTCTAAAACAATCTGATTTTCTAATGATGAATTCTCAATTAATATTTTCATCAGCTCTACTGGCTTTTCGGTATCGTGGAGATTTTTACCATTTGCATCTTTTCTTTTTATATTGGGAATCGACAATATATCGCTTGTGCCACAATTATTTATTTTTACCCCTTTCCCTTTTCTAAAAAAGAGGATATATTCAAATTGCGACATATAAAATTGCCCCATAATTTTATTTCCCTTGTTCCAAATTAAAGACTTAATAAAATGAAATCCGTATTGCTTAATACCATTCTTTTTTTCGTCCTCTGTTCTTAAATTCGTAAAACTGTTAAGCATTTTTATAAGATTAATATGATTAGTCATAACATAACAATGGCTACCATTTTTTAATATACGGTAAAATTCAGATGCATACATATCGCAATCTATATTGTTATAATTAAAAACTTTTCCTTGTTTATTTATCTTCTTTTGAAACATTCCACCACTGTTTCCTGCATTTCCCCTAGATGTTGTTGGGTATGGTGGGTCGGTAACAATTAAATCAATGCTTTCATCAGCTATATTTTTAACAACATTTAAAAAATCATCATTAAAAATTTTTACTTTTTCTTTCATTCTAAATCTACCAAAAGGAAACCTCAGTTTTATGTGCGCACAACCTATTCCTTTCTTTGTTTTTTTTGCTAGTTGTTATATCTTTTTTTCAATGTGTTCTGCACCTTATTCATTCCCTTAATGCCACCGACAATAAAAGCTATCTCTGCTCTATTTTCTGTCGCTTTTGTTTCCGCTTCCATATCGTGTAGTCCGTACTCTGCCTGAATAATTTCATTTGCAGTAATTCTTTTCAGAATTTCTTCACATTTCTTTTTACTTAAAATCCTCATTCTACTTTGCTCCTTTCAACTTTTCAGACAACATCTTAAGTTCTACATCATCACAATTTACTTCCATGTATCTTGTGTCTCTTCTCTTTTTGAGTTCTTCAATGCAATCATCAACAGCCTTGTTATAACCAACTGAATATCCGTGTTCATACCCAGCTTTTCTGTTTTCTTCTAACATTTTTCTTGTTAGACTAAAACCAGCCTTATGGTCTCTCTCATTCATCACTTTCACCCGCTTTCAATAAATCTATAAACTTCTCATACTGTTTCTGCGATACCTTATTGTGCTTCTTATCGTCTCTAATTTCGATTTTAAGGTGTTTTTCAGCGATAGAGGATAATTTCCTCGCTAATACCTTTTTACCTTGCTGTACGCCCTGCATATAGCCTTTAGGTGCTTTTCTCTCGCCTATTGAACCACTGGCACGATTTTCTCCTTGACCGCCTAAACTGACATTTCTAAGCTGATAACCTTTATCGGCATATAGCTTGATGTAATACTTCTCTTTTTCGTCAAGCTCGTTTTCTGGAAAATTCAGAAATTCAACTCGCCAACCATAAGGATTTTTCTGCTCGTCATACAGCTTGTGTTTGCGTAAACTAAGGTCTATGTGCTGTTCGTAACCTACAAGGTGGCTTGCCAATCTGCTAATGGTATGTACTGCCTGTCCGATATAAGCATACTTAAATCCGTTTTCATCTTCTCGAAGCAAGAAGTATATTCCACTTTTGTCATTCAGCTTTGGATTCAGCTTCAATAGTCGCTTTTTGTTTTCCTGTTCTATTGCCTTGGCTCTTGCTATGTTCTGATAATTCAACTGTTATCACCTGCCTTTAGCTGTTCCGCAAGCTCTTCCAGCTTAAACATATTGTCAGCAAAGATAAGCCCTGCATCTTCAACAGCCTTTGCAAAATCGTCAATAGCCTTATTTCTTACATCATCAGCTGTTACAAACTCACAGTTAAAAGTACTGCAAGTTCCTGTAGTATGATGTATACATTTATTGCAATCTCTATCCATTAATTTTACCTGCCTTTACTATCTCTATCGCCTTTTCAAGAGAAATAAGATAATTATTGCTGTTGCCGCTTCTATACAATCTTACAGAAGAGTCTGTTTTCAACTGTTCTACAACCTTATCCACATCATAGGCAGTTGGAGTTTGTGTTTCATCATTGATAATACTCTTTACGATATTCAGACCGGCATTTATGCCTTTTGCGTATGCTCCTATTTCTCTTTCTTTCTGGTCTTTCATCAGTTCTAATAATTTATCTGCGTCAATTTCCCATTCTTCATCACTCCTATCTAAATCTAATTTTTGACCACAGTTCGGGCAGTAATCATAATCATCATAACCAACCTCATATCTCTTATCGCAACAAGGGCAAATCCAAGTATCATATACAAGCGTTCCGTCTGGGGCATGTCCATCACCCTCAAATGTCGGTTTCTTAGCTGTCTGCTTTTCTCTAGCTTCAATCACGCTCTTAAATGTAAATCCTTTCTTAACACATTCATCTTCAAACTGCATATAGTTTTCAAGGACTTCTGTTGTCATTTTGCGGTCAGATAGCTGCTTGATTGTTTCAAGTGCCTGCACAATCAATTCCATATTTTCAAGTGGGATGTTATACAATGCCCTTATTTCATTACACCCCATTGATTTAGCTTCCTTAAGAACCACTGCATAATCATCAGCTAATTGTTTTATTTTGTCTGTCATACTCACACCTCTTTAATTAAATGGTAATCCCTCGTCTGCTACGCCATCTGGAATTGACATAAAGCTGTCTGAACTAGCATTACCGCCCATAATTCCGTTGTTATTATTGTTCTGCTGATTGGCACGACTTTCGCAAAATTCGTGTCTTTCAACAACGCAATCATTAGTGTAGACTTTCTGTCCGTCTTTGTTAGTGTAGTTGCCTGTTTGCCATCTACCCTCAACGATAATCTTAGTTCCCTGATGTAAATACTTCTCTGCAAACTCCCCATTCTTGCCAAATGCGATACAGTTAATAAAGTCTGCTGCCTGTTCGCCCTCTTTCTTAAAAGCTCTGTCAACAGCTAATGTATACCTTGCTACTGCCATACTTCCGTTTGCTGTCTGTGAATATCTAATCTCCGGGTCTCTAGTCAGTCTCCCACATAAAATTATACGATTCATCTAATTTTCCTCACTTTCTAATAACTCTTTATTGTCAAAAATGTTGCCGATAACTTCAATTTCAAAACTCTTAAAACTCCATAAATCCCACTTGGCACCGATTGAAAATATATCTGATTTTACGCAAATCCAAGAGAACTGATAATAGTTATTCTGCCAAAAGGCTTTATAACAATTACCATGTTTATCTTTTACAATATCATTCTCCCAAATCAGCTTTCCGCTCTTGTCTTTTAAGCCTGTACATCGGCAGATTGTAGATGAATCAACTCTTGGAGCATTATCTGCTGTTAAGCAAGTTCCTGTAGAATAGTTAATTTCAGTAATTATTCTGTACATCTTATCCCTTTTATCGTACACTAAATAGCCTTGCACCCATTCTCCATTATCGGTTCGTTTTGCCTTTGATAAGTATTTATCTTCCATAATTATCTCCTATTCTGTTTTTGATTGAAGCCATTCCATACAACTAGTTTCTCCCTCGTATTCTTTGCCGAATGTGTTCTTAAAAGTTATAAGAAACTCTGCTAACTCTTCATCCGACATATTCCTTATTCTGTCGGCATTGGTGTTTCTGCTATCACATCTGCAACAAGGCTCATTATCCCTTGAATTGCTGTTGTGCTGGCAGTTGCAAGTGTGGTTAGTTTCATAATTCTGTATGCTTGCCACTTCTGTAAAAGCTGTGAGCATATCAGAAAAGTATTTCAGCATACTATCTCTATCAATGTTATGCTTGTCTGCCATAGCACATACGCTTGCTAATGTGTCAGTTACTATGCTCTGTAAATCTTCCATTTCTTTATCTGTGAGATTGCTCTGCTTATCACTCATCTTCTCCACCTCTCAATTCTTTCAGTTTTGCTTCGGATTCTGATTTTGTGAGGAATGCTGTTTTACCGAATTTCTTCAAATTTGTTACAATCCAATCAAGGCTATATGCTATCATGCCTTGCACATAATTTTCTTTTTTGCTGTCACACTCATACTCACACCCTTGGCAACTATATTCGTCGAATTCCTCATTGTTAAATGTGCATTTAGTGTATCTGCTGAAAATACAATAAACTGTATCTCCCACCTTACAAGGCAATTTAACAAGTCTGCCCTGTTCTTCTAATTCCTCATAATCAGCAAGTTTGTCAATAACATCAGCAATTGTTTCGCAATTTTCCCAATCTTCTTTACTACAATACTCAAATCCATATTTGCAATTTGAACCACAGCCCTTAACGCAATATGTATTACCTATCTTATCTGTTAATCTCTCCATTGCTACTCCTTTCTGCTTCTCAACTCTCTTAGTTTTGCTTCTGCTTTTTCTTCTGTAGAAAAATATTTGCAGCCATTCTTATCAATATTCTCAATCTCATATATCGTAAGTTCCCTTATGGATTTCATTGTAACCAGTGCATGTTTAGAGTACTTTATAGCAGCGTCAAAATACACATCTTTGCAAGGCAATTTAATAAGTCTGTCTTGTTCCTCTAAATCTTCATAATATGCTAACTTGTCAATCAATTGCTGATTTTTCGTCCATATGCTTACTCTTTCGTAACCATCTTCTGTTTTCATAGTTAATCTCTCCATTACTGCTCCTTTCTAAAAAGGGCACTCATTAGGATTTTTTAATCTTTCAAAACCGACATATCATACCCACTTTCAATAAACTTCAATGTTTTGGCATGGTTGCACCTATTTCCAAGATATGTATAAATCTGCTCCATGTCTTCCTCGGTAAAGTCGGTTTCCAAAAACTGATTTACACCACTAAGTATAAATCTGCGAAATTTATCATTGCTTCGTTTAGTGCTATATGGTTCTGTCTTGTGTGCGGGTCTTGATAGCCATTCCAGCATTTTGCACTTTACATCTGTTTCATTTTCACAATCTTTTAATCCGAAATATGTATTGCTTTTAATATGTGCTATAAACTCTGCGTTGTGGTTTATAACGCTATTAGGAAAACAATTCATTAACTTTGTAACTATATCCCAACTAATCAAAACGGGCATTCATCTCCCTTCCTTAAAACCCATTCCTTGCCACGCTCCGCAACATCCACATTCGCCCCATAAGCAACTTTTTTCATCTTCTCAATGAAACTATCTCTATCAGAATTTTCTGCTGATAGATGGCACATTATGACGTTCTGCAAGCTATTTGAATAATTTGCTTTGACAAAATCGCAAGCTGTGTCAATAGATAAATGACCTCTGAATACGTGATTGGCTTTGCCTGTGTTATCCCTGTCGATTAAGTCCTTGTCATAATTCACACCTAAGAGAATGTGGTTTATGTCTTTAAATCTCCACTTGATTAATTCACAATCGGTTATGTAAAGCATTCTTCCCATTTCCTTGTGAGTAATCAGGAAGCCGTATATCGGGCAAGGTTCGCCGTTTGCGTCTGTGTGCGTCCAACTTCCGTCTATTGTCGTTAAATCAAAGGATTTTACTGTAAACTCGCCCATGTTCATTGACTTACAGCTATCGCCTAAATATGGGGCAAGTATCGGTATTCCCATTGGCTCAAAATCGTTTAATGACTTGCTATGGTCTAGAGGTGGGCGTGACTTATAATCACACCCTTAATCCCCCTTATATTCCAATTCAAGCCTTTTTTAATCTCCTTAATCGGTATTCCGCAATCAAGGATAAGTGTTTCTCTACTGTTGGAAGTTAGCAGATAGCAATTACCGGCTGACGATGAGCCTAAGCATTTTAATTTCATACTCACACCTCGATTTCATCATCCTGTGGAAACTGAAAGTACTCTGTTGTAGCTTTCCGGAATTGTTCCTCACTCAAAATACGCTGTACTTCTTCAAAGCGCTTTGAACTGGCTGTGCAATGATAAAACACATTATTTTCATACACTTTTCTAAGCATTTCCATAGCCTTAAGTGCCTTTGCGTTGGTTGAGTATTCAGCAATTTTTACACTTGGTGCGTATGAGTTTTGGCAATATATACGTGCTACTTTTGCATCATATTTAGCACCAATAACAAATAATTGATAATCATTATATGGAACATCTAATGCTCCGTCCTGCGAAATTATTCTCATACTCAATCTCCTATTCTGCCTGCATAAATGGCGGTAATGTGTTATCTTCTGCCTGTTCTTCGGTTACTTCCGTGGCTGTGCCCTCGATAATGTCGCTTTCTTCAAAATCAACGCTGTTTGCGTTTTCTTTAATCTCATCAGCAACAACCTTTTCTGTATCAAGTTTCACATCTGATATATTCTGAAATTCTTCCTGCGCATATAACCCTTGAAATCTGTCCGGGAAAGCTTCTCTCAAAGCCTGTACAACAGCTACTTTTCTAATCATTGTAGCTGGTTTTTTCGCCCATTGACTATTGAGCGAGCCGTCTTTTTTTCTTCCTGCATACTCATCAAAGCCTACTGACTGATACTCGTCCTCTTTTCCGTCGATAAAGATTTTCGCCCAGCCGCCTACGATAGTTTCGTTAGGTAAAACCATTGTTCCCTCTCGTTCTTCAACTGTTCCGTCCTTTTTAATTACAACGATTCCTGCTTTCTTTCCCTTATATCGTGGGTCTGCATTGGCTCTCTTTGTGAAAACATCTTTTCCGGTAACTATTGTGGCTGGGTCGTTACTTCCGTACTTAATAAGGTATGCTTCTCTCAAAAACGGATTTAAGTGCTGGTATCTGCATAATGACATAAACATCATTACTTCTCCGTCAGATACATTACCGCCGCCATTTACAAGATATCTTCTTATCATTGTTGGAGAAATTTTTACCATTTCTCCATTTGATTCATATTCAACTAACTGTGTATTCTCTGCCATAATTACTTTCCTACCTTTCTCCACTTAAAATCTGACCGACAATCTGTCTTAATTCGTTGCTAACCCTGCTTACAGTCCAAAAATCCGTAGTATCAAATGCGTGAGCACAATCAAATCCAATGTACCACTTGTTTTTATCATCAATTTCAAGCGGACTAGGTGCTTCTTTGTTTGCATATGTAATGCCGCCGTGGCAATTTATACTTGCTGTATTGATAGGCAACCTTTTGGAAACCTGCACATATCCACATCTGTAACAGTTGTCGCCCATATGCCGCATTATCACATAACAGTTAAAGCCATTGAAATTGAATGAGCGTTCTAATATAGAAGTCATATTATCCCTCCATAATCTCTAATTTCTCACTGTCATTAACAATCAACATAATCAGCTGGCTATCTACCATTTCAGCAACTTTTTTCTGATTATCTTCATCTAAACTCTCACTATCGTCTAAAATAATAGGCACTGATATGCCACTAATTTTCTGAATAGAATTACAAATATCAACTCTGCCTAAAATCCTGTTACCCTTGTTAGACATAGTTGTTAAAATGCTCTTTCCGTCAACAGTAGGTATGCAGCAACTTTTGTAATTGCCATTCTTAGCATATTCAAATAACTGCCACTTAACTAACCCAAAGTGGCTGTTTACCGCTTCTGTCAAGGCTTCATTCTTTGCCTTATCCAGTTCGTCAAGTAAATCAAGGATTTTCTCGGCATTAGCCTTATTCTGTTCAGAATCAACCCTTGTCTGCTTTAATTCTTCAAGTCGCTGTTCGTCTGCTGCCGTATCAGACTTTGCAATCTGGCTTTCACATTCTGCTAACTGCTGCCTTAAAGCTGTTTCCTGTGCCTTTAATTCTGCCTTAACTGCCGAAATATCATTAGCCTTGTGCATAGCCTGTTCCTTTTCAGCTATCTGCTGTTCGAGCACCTTGTATTCTTCTGTAGCTGATACATCAATTTCCTGTGGTAACTCTGATAACTGCTTTTCAAGGTCTGCAACTTCTTCTTCCAACTTCTGCTGATTAGCAATATTTTCTTCGTTACATTTTTCCAGCCTTGGTATCATATCTCTTGCATTATCAACATCTGCCTTAACTTCTAATCCGTCTTTTTCAACCTTTGCCAGCCTGTCAGCCTTTGTCTTTTCAAATGAACTTCTAAGGCTTTCAATTTCTTCTGCTGGCAGTTCTCTGCGGCAAGTAGGGCAAATTGCTGTATTGTCATTGAATTTTTCTTCTTTAATCTTCTTCCAAACATCAGCAAGCCTGTTTCTTTCTCTCGCTCCGCTTTCAATGTCGTTCTGATAACCAGATATTTCAGAATTGTTCTTCTGAATAGTATTAGCTATATTAATAAGATAATCTTTCTTTTCAGAAATCTTGTTCTCAATCTCTCTTCTAGCCTTAACATTTTCTCCATTGGCTTTGCGTGATAAATCTCCCTGCTTAAACTTCAAATCAAGAATATCAGCACTAGCCTTATCATATTCAGCCATCAGTTTGTCATTGTCGGTCTGCTTTGCTATGCAATCAGCAATCTGCTCTTTAAGGCTGTTTTTCTGTAATTCAAGGTTAGATACTTCAATAGCCTGTTTAAGCTGTATGTCTCTTTCCTTTTCCTTAATCTGTCCGTCAAGAATAGGCAAATCCTTTGTAATCTTGGTCTTGGTAGCCTTATTCATAGCGGATAATTCTTCAACTGTATATTTATTAAGCAAAGGAACTAACTCGGCTAATTCGGCTTTCTGTGAAGCTATATCAAGGTCTGTAACGTCTCCTACAAGTCCGAATAAGTATTCACGCATTTCAGCCGGCTTCTGATTAAGAAATGCGTTTACATTACTGCACATCTTGAATACATTCATATCAACATCAAGGTATGCGTTGAAGTCCTTTAATGTCTTAGGTACATCGTTGATAAAATACTTGTTATCGTCTTTATAACTACTGCCATCCTTACTGTAGGTACGCTTCTGTACTTTCTTCATAGCTACCTCTTTTCCGTCAACATCAAGTGTAAGCTCAACACTTGTATCCATATCATCAACGGACTTTCCGTCAACCTCTCGTCTAACAACCGGATTATCCTTTAACTCATAATCACAGTTGAACAAGCACCACATATAAGCGGTTGCAATAGTTGACTTACCTTTGCCATTCTTAGCCATAATCTTTGTAATAGCATAAAAATCAAATTCTGCGTGTGCATAGCACATAAAGTTTTCAAGTACTACCTTTTTTAAAACTGCTCTTTTCATAAACATATCCTTTCTTTATTTATATATTCATAATGAATACATCATCTTCTATTGAGAAGTTATCAACTGTCTTATCTGCCAGATAATGCCGTCTGTCAAGTTCATCAAACGTGCCATCAAATATAACACCTTGAACTGGATGCCATACCTGACAACGCTTTTCATTATCTGCTGCCATACTAGCTAATTCCGAAACTGTAATATCACTATTCATCAGCATTCTCCTTTTCCTCTACAATCTCAACTCTGCCTACTGATACCTCATAAGCTACTCTGTTTTCGATTTTGTCTTCACTTATCTTCTTTGTATAAGGTCTTGACTGAAACCTACCTGTCATTTCTATATGTGTTCCTACTGGCAAGTGACCGACAAACTTAGCTGTTCTGCCCCAAGTTATGCAAGGTATATAGTCTGACTTGCCATATGCTCTGTTAACAGCTATGAGAACATTTGTTATTTCTCTTCCAAGTGGTGTTACCCTGTATATAGGTTCTTTGCAAATAAAACCTCTAAGAACTACATCATTATTAAAAGGTAATTCTTCCTCGTTTTCATATATCTCTATAATTTCGGTAAAGATTGCTAATATCAGCTTACTTTTTTCACCTATATGCTCGTTGTAGCTTCTTATTCTTCCTGTAATCATTACGCAAGCACCTGCTTTTAATTCGTTCATATCTACAATTCTTTCAGATATAAGAACAGGAAGTGTATCTACTGCTCCGCTAACCCTGTCAATAGAAATCATCATCTTAAAGAATTTTTCTCCGAAAACTTCGTGATTGAAAGCTGGTTCTTCTGCAACTAACCCAAAAACTGTAATATTGTTATTTCTCTCTTTCATCTTTAGTTCTCCTCTCTCTTTTCTACAAATCCAACAACTTTACCGCCGTCAATAACTGTATACATATCCTTTTTCTCGTACATATCAATACAATCCTGTACTGTTATTACTTTCTCATTTACCTGTTTCATACTGTTCTTTCCTTTCTTTTGCTTTAATCTTTAATGTTGTAACTACAATACATATAGTTTCTAGTATCATTCCGACAACAACACCCAACATAAACCCCTGTATCATAGCTTATATCTCTCTTTCATTATTGTAGGCAGTTCGTAGCAGTCGATATAATCGTGAGTGTCTGCTATGTACTTCTTTTTAAGTCCACTCAAACCACACCCGTATTCGTGCTTTAACTGCCCTAAAATATCCTTTACAACTACTTTTCTTAAGAGTTCACAATGCTTATTTCTTCCTAAGAGGTAACTTGTTCTTCTGCCAATGTGTGCCAGGATTTCAAGTTTTTCTACCTCATTAATCTGCTCTCTTTCGCCTTTTTCAGAAATAATAAATATCAATCTGCTAAAACTCCTTTCTAATTAATGAGCTGAAATATCATTGACACAATAAATAATATTGCTGATAAAATCCATAAATATTCAGCTATCTTGCTGTCTCTCTTTGCTTTCTTGTATGCTGCAATAGAGACTTCTAAATTGTTTCTTTCTGCAATCAGTTCCTCTACTGATATGCTATACTGTGGCGTTGCCTGTATATCTTCCATAAACTTCTCCTTATTTTAAAAAATTGTGATATAATCCCTTTATCTCCCTATAGAAAAGAGGTGATTTAATGGATAACTCAAAACTTGCCGAGCTTTATGCTTTTGCCAAAATATGTGGCTATCAAGGTGATGTTCCTAAATTCAAAGAAGAGTACCGCAAATACTATGATGAATTTATGAGTACTATCAAGTCGCAGCCAGCTAAAGCCACAGCAATCGGTAATCCTTTTCGCATTGGCTATTAGCATTTAATTGCCAGTAAAGCATTGGTGAGGGAATTGAGAATTCTACATTCACTCTGTATTGTCTCATTTTTCTCACCTTTTATTACATCATCAGCAACACCTAAAGCAATCTGTTCTACATAGTCTTGCAAACTTCTTTGCTGTTCGTCACCTTTAATCACGTATGGTTCTCTCATTCCTGTTCCTTTCTAAAGTGCTGACTTGCCAACTTCCGTTGAATAGTCACGCTTTTCTTTTTCACAAGGAATATATGAAGAAGCACTAACAATAATCTTCATATATTCCAAAAAACCTTGAGCTTCCAAAGCAGATAGACCATATTGTGTGATTAATTCTTTTACAGAACCAGTTAATTCACCTATATCCTTATAGTTATGTAAACGCTTTACATAAAACATACAGCCTTCTGTTGTTTTTGTAAGTTCCTCTTTTATGGCATTTTCAATAAAATCTCTCATCCGTGCTCCTTTCTTTCAACTTTATTGATTGGGTTAAAATCATTATCAATAGCATATGGCTCACCTACCTGCCATTCTCCGTCAATAAATGTTATTTCAATAGCAACATTCTTGTCATTGTAGAATTTCATAACAATCACATCTGCCATTGAACCATCATCAGAAACAGCAATCTGTTCATATGCTTCAAGAAACTTAAAACCCTGTAACATATTAAATTCGTCTATTCTGTCCATATATAATCTCCTTATGCACAATATTTCATAGCATATCTCTTAACAATATTCTCAAATATTGCCTTAAGCTGTGGCTTATCATAAATAACAGCAATCTTGGTTGTTGCCGCTTTTATAGCCGTCTTGGTATTACCTGCCTTTTCCATTCTTGCCACCTTGTTATCCTGCAATCTTTTAAGACTACAATGTGCGGTCATTTCCAACTCGCCGTAAAGTTGATTATAAAGTGCCTGATAATCAATGCCACTTTTGATAGATATTTCTCTCACTTTGGCATTAATATCATTCTTCCAATCGCCGATAGGCTCTGTAAAAATCTCTTTCATATTGTTAACAGTTGTTTCAACCTTGGCTATCTGTTCTGCCTGTTTCTTCTGCTCTATCTCTGCCTTGTTCATACTTTCAACAAGCATATTCATAAGTCTAAGCTGTGGTGAAAGCTGTGATACATCAATAGCTTTCTGCTTAACTCTTTCTTCTACTGTTGTGAAGTATTCCCTTGCTTCTTCTGCCTTTTCTGAATTACCTTTAACAGATAACTTCTTGGCGAAATGAGCTGTGAGCTTATAATCATCTCTCTTTACTATGCCACCTGTCGGTGTCTCGACATCTATGTCGAACCGCCAATAATCCTCATTTTCTGTGGCAAATTCATTATCTGTAATATTGCTTTTCGCCCACCTTGAAAACTGCCCTTGTGCTAATCCTAAGAAGTTGTACAGTTTTCTTGCTGTTGTCATCCCCTCACTATCAATATCAAGGGCAACTTCAATAGGTGTTCTAAGCTCTATCGTCTTGACTTCATTCATTAGTTTGCTCCTTTCTATCGGCTTTCTCTGATTCTCTTACCATTGCCATTCCCTCGGCGACACCAAGAATGTAATTTTTCTTGCTATCATCAAGTTTTGGTATTGTATCGGATAGCTTCTTGATGATTTCCTTTTCCTTTTCGCTCATTTAATTCACTTCCTTTCTGTGATATAATGTGTTTTAAAAAACAAAGGGGTACTACTATGCAATATGTTCCAAATTATCCAAATTTAAATGATATGTTTATCAAACCAACAGTTCCAAATATGGAAATGCCTAATTATGAAAAAGGCAAATCTCCATATGAGCTTTTAGAAAGTCAATCTGCTTATCTTGAAAAGACAAGCAAAGAACTTCACGATATGGCTCAATCCGCTAAATCTCAAGCTGATTCCGCTAAAGAGATTGCTGAAAGTTCCAAAACGCAAGCTGATGTCGCATTAAAAACATCAAGTAAAGCCGATATTAAAGGTTGGATTTCCGTGGTTGTTTCTATCATCTGTGCTTTAATGGAATTTTCTGTACATCATTCAGAAATAATTGATTTTGTCAAAGCTTTGGCAAAATAAAATGACAAAAAATCTGAAACAGTAAAGTAAATATTGAAAGTACTAATGCAACATCTGAAATAGATGGTTTTTTCAATTTTTTTCATCTCCTTTCTATTTGACTTTGTGTGATTATAATATCATACCCAGTAATACCTGTCAACATATTTTAGTAAAAAAGTTTGACATTGTGTGACTTTAATGTTATTGTATATATGCAGGGAGGTGAGAAGTGTGAACGAGCGAATAAAAGCCTTGCGAAAAGAATTAAAAATGTCGCAAGATGTATTTGCTGAAAAGCTAGGGCTTACCAAAAACTACATTTCGTTAGTTGAAAATGGCAATAGAAATCTTTCAGAACAATCAATTAAAGTTTTATGTTCTATTCTTAATGTAAATGAAGAATGGCTGCGAACCGGAAACGGAAAAATGTTTAAATCTCGTACAAGAGAACAAGAGATTGGTGCTTTTGTTAATGAAGTTATGGAATTAAACGATGACAGCTTTGAAAAGAAGCTTGTTAGTGCATTGGCAAGGCTTGAACCTAAAGATTGGGAATGCTTGGAAAGTATCGCAAAGAAATTGCTAGACGAAAAGTAAGAAAGAGAGGGTTTACGCCCTCTCTTTTGTCATATTGCATATAAACTTAAATATTTGCTCTAATATCCAGTTATCTTCTATTTTATTAATCATTTTTGTTATCTTTTGCCTGTATTCCTCATTACTCATAAACCCGCACTCCCCTCTCTTGCCCTTGCACGTTTGATAGCGATACGATTATTATAGAACACACGTTCTATAGTGTCAAGTGTAGCGGCGATATTGCCAACGCCAATCAAACAATATCGCCTGCCAGAACTTGAAAATGTTTAAGGGTCTTTTCTCAAAGACAAGTTTATTATACATTTATCGTTAGTATATTTCAAATACTTTCGGTCGTGTTATTCTGACACTATTCGACAACTAACTGGAACTTGTCGATAGCATTACCCATAACGCCTGCATATCCGTCCATTCCGTTCGATGTTTCATCATCTATCTGCTCTGGATAGAAGTTGCGGTTGTTGAATACAGATACCATATACTTTGCGTACTTCCAAGGCTCACCCTCTGGTGTATAGTAAATGATTTCTACGGCGTCAATCGGTGTTTTCTGGTCGCCTGCAAAGCCGTTGTAGAAATCATTATAATTGAAATCTGTAACATAAGGAAGCCAATCACCATTAAGTGTATGAACTCTGTACTTAACTGAACCTCTGCTAACCTTGATAATAAGTGCTGTGATAGCTTTATTGTCACCTGCGCCAGCCCAATCTTCTCTGTCCTCTACTTCGCCCCACCATCTGTCTGTATAAGCGGCGTATGTAGCATATACGTGTTCATCTGCGTTATCCTCTGCGTTATCTTCTTCACTGTTATCCTCTGCGTTATCTTCTTCATTATGAAAGCCATAAAATTCTGATAAGTCGCAAACTCCGTCTACACCGTCAATTCTTGCGCTAGAAGTATACTGCCACCCCGCAAGATAATGGTCGATACTGGGTGTCTTATCTGCGTTAACATCATCATTTAACTGCATTTCATCATAACCTAAGTAGTAACGTGCAATCCAGAACGGACAATCTAAGTCGCTAGGGTTTGTATAAGGCTTGATGTAGCTACCATAGAATGATAAGCCAGTATATACGCCAAAGTTATATCCTGCACCCTCAATAACCTCTTTATATGCCTTTATAATGTCGATAAGCTCTGAACCTAAGTTTTGCATACAAGTATTTTCAACATCCATCCAGACAGTTACCTTACGTCCGTCAAGCACCTCAAGTACTCTGTTAGCCGCTGCAATAGCTTCTTCTACTGTCGGTGTGTATACATAGTTATATACACCGCAGATATGCACACCTGCTAACTGACAGCCTTTCCAGTTGTTTTCAAACTGCTTATCTGGGTCAAAATCACGTCTGATAACCTTAAGGATAGCGTGAGTAAGTCCTGCCGCCTTAACTCTGTTCCAGTCAACTACACCATTCCACGCTGAAAAATCTCCACACTTAATCATACTAAAATACCTCACTTTCTACTGTCCCTGTTATATTTACATCTGAACTAATTGTGTTATCTTCTGTGCTGTATGTTGCCTTGTAAGTGTTTTTAACGCCATCAAGAAAGCTCTTAAGTTCGCTGTCTAGTGCTATATCATTTGCTAAGTATGCCGCAAAATCATTAAAGCTAGCTGACATACTAACTGTGCCGCTTTCACTGATTGTAGCTGACAGATAAGCCACCTGTTTAAGTGTTCCGTCTGAGTTTTGAACAGATAATGTTCCGTTCTTCTGAATTGATGAGTTGATGTCTAACATTGTGTTTTACCTCCTAATTTGTATTAAAAAAGGACACCCGAAGATGTCCTTAATTACTTAATTGCTTTTCTAATTTTTTAATTCGCATATTCTGCGATTGTACAGTTGCAACTAAATCCGCTATTAATTCATCATAACGTAATGCGTATCTTGCTGTTAATTCTTTAGTTGTGTTTCCGTCTTCATCTGAAACTTGTATCTCGTAGTTATCGTCATTAACTTTTTTATCTATAAATAACCCCCAATCGCTATCACCCATTTTTTCTTTAACTTCTTGTGCAATAAAGCCGTGGTGTAATCGGTTGGAAGTACCATCTTTCATTCTAAACTCGCTTGGAATTAAGCTGTATATAAAGTCAGCTGTTTGTTCTATTTCTAATGCCTTAATATCTTTTTTTACATTTCTGTCGGAGTCCGAAGCTATTGTACCAATAAAGCCACCTTCGGCAGTAATAGTGTATTTTGCAACCATAGAACCCATTAAAGAAACTTCTGTCTGTGAGTAAAAATTTTTAGAAGTATCATTATTATAAATTCTAACATTTGTTGCAACTTGCGTATCCGAATTAGGATTGTTGCAATAAAAGTTTGCAATTTGAGGATTACCATCACCGCCTACATTAAGACCTTTAATTGCAAATAGATTACCATAAACACTCAAATCTTGAGTTAGCATATTGCCATTGCCGTAAACAGTCCACAGAGGAGAGAGTTTTTGCGGATTATTCCCTGCTTGAATTCCTTTTTGAATAGAATATATCCAAGTACTATCGCCGGAATTTTGCTGATAAGGTGATATCCATACACGTCTTAAGTATCCATCATTTGCCAAAGTGTCCGCTTGCAAATATCCCTCGATGTTCCAATCTCCAATTTTTCCGCTTGTTAAATATCCAGTTCCAGATATAATAGCGTTGCTTGCATACATTAATCCGTCAGCTCGTACATACCATTTTTCTTTCCAGTTTTCTGATATTGAACTTCCTTCATTTGTTAATGTAGCGAATACCCAATCCGTTCCTTTTGATGGAGTTGTCATTCCTGCCCAATACTTGCTATCTGGCGTAGTAGAATTAATAGAATTATTAGCTATATTCCACTGCGCAATCTTCCCATAATTCGCAATTATATTATTACTTGCTATTGTTCCGTCAGCGGTAATGCTGGTATTTGTACTACTCAATGTAAACCTATTACCACTTAAGTTAAGACCGCCTCTTGCAGTAATATTTATTGTATCTGCAATAGCTTCGATAGCACTCTTAAGTTCGCCTGTTTTAGGGTCTTTTTTGATGTATAAATCAAGACTTGTTTTAGTTGCATAACTTTTTAAATCGCTTGACTTAGCGTAAGTTCCACTAAGTGCCAAACTAATACTTGAACCATTATCATTAATTTCCTGCGTAATTTTGTTAATCATAGTAGTTGTTGTACTATAATTATCTGTCAGATTTTTCTTTGTCTGCGTTAATTCTGTTGATATGCTATCAAGATTAATCTTAAGGCTAGCGTTCTGATTAAGCATATAGGCTAATTGTGTGTTAGATACCTCTTTCCAGCTCCAATTACCTTTATCATCTTTAACCCATCGCCAAGTTTTTTGAGTTGTTTCATTGTATGCTATTGCTCCGTGATGTTTAGCATATTCATCATTGCTAAAAGTCCATACAAGGTTATTACTAGGGTATAAATCATTTGCCGGGTAAATCGGTATGTGCCAGTTCATAGCTGGATAATTATCTTTGTTAGGTGTTTCCGTTACTGTATACACCATAAAGTTATCGTTCGTTTGTTGATATAAGTCGGATAACGTAATTTCGTAGCTATCTAACTTCTGATTAACAGTAGAAAACTTAGTCTGAATACTTTCAGTATCAACATTGCTAGTCCACCACAACTTATTAGTGATAAAATCACTAGCAACTTTCATCATACCGCCCCATTGCGTGTAATCCTTGTCAGCGCCAGTCTTGATAGCCTGCATAATAACATTAAGTGTCTGTCCCTCGTTGTCCAGATAAATTTTATTGCTCTTAAGTGTATGGGTGTTATCGTTATTGATAACATTGAATAGTGTTTCAATATCTAGCTTGCTTGCATTGATATTAGCATTATCTTGAACAATATCATCACGAACAACTTTTCTTGTAACGCCTTTTTCTGTAAGTCCTAAGGCATCAAACATAAGATTTCCAGCTTTATCCCAGACATACATATTGTAGTCTGAATTAGCGTCTTTACCTATTTGAACTCTTATTCTGTCAGTATCTTTGATGATGATTGTATTGTCTTGCCAATAAGACATTCCATTTTCGCTATGAACCTTAAATTTAGTAGTGTTAAGGTCAAGTGCTGTAATCTTGCTCGCGGCTATGCTGTCAATCATAGCATCCTTAATCTGTGCATTGCCAATAACACTTACAACTGCATTAGCAAATTCTGTTGTTAAGCTCTTGCCTGTCGCCGAACCAAACATTAAGGTCTTAATGTCTGCTACATCTGCGTTTAACACACCTACATGTGCATAATCCGCTTGTAACTTAGCAATATTAGCTTCATTAATTGTAGCTTTACTTGCTGTCAAATTAACAATTTCCGCTGTGACAGCTTCAATCTTGTTAGTTTTTAATTGGTCGATATACGCTTGATGTGCTTTTAAGTTCTCAATATTAGCCTTAGTTATATCAGCATTTTCAATAACTGCCTTGTTGATTAAGACTAAATCGGCGTAGTATCGTTCCATTTGCTTAGTAATTGGACCGCTAGCGATATTGCTGTTTTCTGTGTCAGATTGTCCGATAGATGTAACTGTGTCCATCAAACCACCGTCACATTCGTGCTCAATCTGCATTATTGGTACTTTGTAATCAACACCGCCCTTATTAACAGTTATAATGTCGCCTACTTCTAATCGCCAATCGCCTAAAAATTTGACAGTTAGCGGTCTGAACTGAAAGCCACCTATCTTGTTGTAGACCTCATTTAAGTTTTCTTGTGTCATAAACGGATTAGCAAAGCTAAGTCCTGTTGTTCCGTCGCCGGCGGTTATTTCACTTGTTTTGCTATCACCAGACTTCGTATTGTTGCAAGTCAGCTTTCTTATCGTAAAATCCTTGCTAGTGGTAAAAGTAACCCCTTGCTGATAGTATTGGTGTCCGTCAAGCACGTAGCCGCTATCCTTATACCATTTAATTTCAAGGTTTCCGTCAGAATTAATTACCGCATTACAGCCTTGTAGCATAGCCATATAGCCAATCATTTCACGCATTGTATAACCTTGTGGCTTATCTGTAATTGTATGTGTGTTTGTTATGCTAGTTGCTAACTGTATGCCTAGCTTTGTACAGATTTCCTCTAAAATAGCCTTATCCGTACTAGGATAAGTCAATTCAGAAAAATAACCTTTTTCAGTTTTGTACATCTTGTCATAAGCTGTGTACTTAGTGTATTCGCCGTTACTTTCTTCTTTAGTTACAGTAAATATACCTATCTGTACATACTCAATTCCGCTATTACTTTTAACGCCCTCAAAAATAGTTATATCCTTATTTTCAAGCGTTATTTCTGGATTATAAATAGAAAAGGTAACACTACTACTGCAAGTGTTACCTATGGAAATGCTATTGTTTGGATTAATTATATTGTTGTACTTAAACTCATTGAGTGTCTGATTGTATTCTTTTCCGTCAACTAAATATTTGCTGTAATATCTTGCATACAGTAAGTTGAAATCCGCACCCCAATTAATATTTTTCATTAGGTTGCTCCTTTCTGATGATTAATCGTTAATCATAAAGCTAAGTGCGATAATGTTAGCTGGCTCAATGGCTTCGCAACTATCAAATGCACTTATATCAACTTTCGTGTATTCAGATACTTCTATCTCCTGTTCTCCTAGTTCTTCAAGTTCTGATTTTATCTTATTGTTGTCGTCTTTATTTTCCTTGTGTATCTTTTCTATCGTTTCTACAACTGCCTTAAAGTGTGGCTCTAACATCTTAATATTAGACATAATGGCAACCGCTAATCTGCCACCCATTTTAAGCTGTGCTACACTTGCAAGTGCTTCATAATGTGCTAAAACTTCATTTCCTGTTATTTTCATAGTTAATCTCCTTATTTCTGAATTAAACTTAATTTTGCTCCGACTATTAATCCGTCCTCATTCTTTGCCCTTGTAAGGTACGGATATGTTACATCTCCTGTGTATATTGTCATTTCCTTTTGCTGACCGCCTAAAAATAGGACTTGCGCTGTTGGGAATGGGTTATTAACATCACTTACTACATCATCAAGTATTTTGGCTTGCTGTCCTGTTAGCGGCGGTAATTGTATCTCTACCTTATCCTTAAGACACACCAACGTACCAACTAAATCTCCAACATCATTTCTTCCAGTATTTTTAGACCAAATTTTCGCCCTAGTGTACGTGTAGCCGTTATATGCTACTGGGAATGTCACCCCCTCGATAATTACAGCACTTATCATTCAATCGCCCCTTTCTGCCTAAAAATGGATAACAAAAAAGGAACATATCATCTCTGATACATTCCCTTAGTTTTATTTATTTATATTTTTAAGTTGCCCCTACTGCTAACATTTTATTTCAATACCCATTTTGAATTTTTATTCATTAAGTTAATTAAACAACAATAAGGAATGCAAACTATGTAGCAGGTGGAAGTGTTTGAAGTGCTTGGAGAGCAGTTTAAAAATATAATATTATTTTGCAAGATAAATAAATTCACCTACGATATATCCACTGTACTCAACATCACTATAAATTAGAACTTTATTATCTACAGATACTCGAGCCCAACCTTGTGGCTTTCTTGCCCCATTTAACATAATTTGTTCAAATTGTGTTAACGGAGAAAAATTGCTAGGCAAGGTGCCTAATTCATTCCAGCCAACTTTTAAATTAAGGCTTATATCAATGTGTATTAAGCATATTTTTCCATAGGCATACATTGGTACATTATCTCTTATATTGTAAGTTTTAGTTGTTAAATTGTTGTTTAACAAAGCAACATCTGCATTAAGCCGTCCTGTGTTACCAGTATAAGGAACGAAATCATCATATGTAGCATTAAGGTTAGTTGTAAGCATTGGTTTGATAATTATATTAGATAATACTGTACCGCTTGTTATAGCAACTGCCACATTAGTTTCAGAAACATTTGTTGGAACTTTAAAAGTAATTCCACTACCTGAATCTTTGGCAGGTGTTGTGTTATTAAAATAAATTTGAACGAAGTATGTTCCTAAGGCATCACCTCTTGAAACAAATCTTAATGTTTTATTAGCATTTTCTTTTATAATATCAGCCGTATTTTCAAGTACAAAAACTGTCCTATCACTAGCAGTACCATTCAAAGTATAAGTACCATCTCCATTATTGGTACAAGTAATTCCATTCCGAGAGGAAGTTTTAAGTGTTGGGTTTAATAAATTAGTGCAAATATTATTAGTTATATTGTTGTTGTTTAGCTCACTTATCATATTGTTATTATTCTTAATACCATCTTCCATATGATTAAGTCTGTCTGGGCTTAATGGAGTACCGCCGCTAGTGCCAGCTTTCCACGCTTGCTTTATGTATTGTATAAAATTCATAGTAAAGCCTCACTTTCTAAGCACACAAAAAGGACACCTCACAATTAAGTGAAATGTCCTTGTCATTTTGCTATTTATTTGTTATTATTGGTATGAGTTAATTTACGTTCACTCATACGTGCTAATCAGAACAGGTCTACCCAACTTGTTCTGATTTTTTTATTCTGCTTTTAATGTCAGCTTCATAAGTTTCTTACTTGAACCCCAAGCTGTCACCTCTAAATCAATATCGCTCTTATCTTCTAGTATGTATATCCTTGCAACTGTAATATTCGCACCTGTCTGCAATTCTCTTGCCGCATTGTTATATTCGTCAATGTCAAAACTAGCTAACGGATAGTCAAGTTCCTTGCCATTCTGGAAGCAAGTGACATTATAGTTGTAAATAAATGCTTCGTTGTCTTTTGAATTATTTGTAAAGTCAAAATAGACAACAACAACTTCTCTGTCATTGCTATCTGTAATTACTTCGTGTTTGAGGTATTTAAGCGTTGTGTCATCATTCGTTGCTGTGTCTGTATCTTGCTGTGTTGCACTGGCTTGTTTCGTAGCATTAACATTGTTACTGTTGTTACCACTTCCGTTGCTAAAAGCAACTATCAGAAATAGTACAAACGATACTATTGCAAAGTAAGAGCCTAAGTGTCTTTGTGACTTGTCGCCTTTGCTTTTAATTAAATCCACGATAGCCAATATAAAACCTATTGGGATTGTGAATATAAATAGTGCTGTGATTGCCGCTGCTATGCTTAGTTTACTGTCTTTTTTCTTTGTTTTCTTTTCTGCCATAATGCGTTACCCCTTTACTTTTATTGTTCTATTTTGCAATTATTAAGTATTAAAAATTGACCTTTCCCAACTGTGCAATACGTCTGATTGTCAAAGTTATCATTGCTTACAATGTGACTTTGCCTTAAATCATCATAGATACAATAATATCCTCTTGATGATGTGGCTATCAGTTTATATTCTCCTGGTTCTATGTCAATTCCAACCTCTAACATACAATTATCAAGAGTAGTTTTAGTTGTGTAATACTGTCTGAATTCTAAAAGAGGTATCGCATTGCACTTGTTTAGTTCAAGATATTCTCCGTCTTCTACGCTTATCAACATATTGCCTTTGAAGTTTTCATTAAACTTTATTTTGGTTTTATTGCTGTCTGCATATACGCCAAAATAAGCCGAACCTTTGCTTGTTAATGACTGCAAATAGTAATCGCCGTTTGGAATATCTTCACCCACTTTGTAAGTGCCTGCCTTATATTTTGTCAGTTTATCATATGTATCTTGTGTTGTCTTTTGTATTGTAGCTGCTGTGGTCTTTTCAGTAGCTTTTTGTGTTGTAGTTGTGGGTTGTGTATTTGCTATTGTTTTATTATCGCTTTCAGTTATATTATTAATAATAAATAACGCTGTAACAAATACTATCCCTGCCAATACTGCAATCACTATCTCCTGCGGCTTCTTTTTGTTATCTTTTTTATCCATTGTAATACACTCCTTTGCTTTTATAGTACTTAAAGTGTATCACAACGGATTGGATTATTCAATTAAATGTTAAATGCTGGCTGTCCTGTCATATTAGTATAGTTATTAGCTTTATCCTGCACCATTGTAAACAATTTATCAGCATCGCCTTGTAGTGTTACATTGACGTTATTGCTACTTTCTGCCATAGCCGCCCTAACGGCGTTGTAAACCGCCGGATAAACCGCATTAGCAATACCTGTTGTAATTTCTTGTTGATTGGCTACTGCTGTTCTTCCGTCCATAGTACCAACCATTTCAGGTGCTACTTCATTAGCAACGAACAACTGTCCTTTGTTTGGAAAGCCGCCACTAGCATAAAAATCAACATTAATATGAGGCACTTCTGGAGGCATAAGATTAAATTCGCCCTCAATACTAAAATGTGGCATTTTAATATGAGGAAATCTAAGTGATAAGTCGCTCCACCAATCCTTTAGGTTATACCACAATTCTCGCACGTAACTAAAGAAATCTTCTATTGCAACTGATATTCTGCGAAGCTCTGGCTTGCTGTCCCACCAATCAAGTACGCTATACCATTCACTTTTAAGCCCTTGCATTATTCCGCTTGCCATATCGTTCCATCTGTCTGCTGTAAAGTAAGGCGCTACGTGGTTATTCCACCAATTACCTATAGCTGTTCCGCCCCACCAATTAGAAAAACTATTCCAACTGTTAGATAAACTATCCTTAATATTTTCACCTAAGTTGTCCCATCTTTCTTTAGTAAAATATGGCAAGACATTATCATTCCACCAATTATATATTCCTGTGCCGCTCCACCAATTATTGAACGAAGTCCAACTATCGGTTAAGCTACCCTTTGCATTATCTCCAAGAGATTGCCATTTTGCTTTTGTAAAATAAGGTGCTACGCTATTGTTCCACCAACCTACGATAGCTGTATTGCCCCACCAATTAGAAAAGCTATTCCAAGCATTGCTTAATGAGGTTTTAGCATTGTCGCCTAATTCTCCCCATTTTGCCTTAGTAAACCAAGGTGCAACGCTTGTAGTCCACCAATTTGCTATATCATCTTTATGCCCGAATGTGATAGTTTCTATCACTCCGTCAATAAAGCTAGGTAAATCTTCAAATGGTGCTTTTATAAGATACGCTATTTGGTCAAACATTGACATATCTATTTTCTCGCCTGTTAATTTTTCATTGAGCCAATTGCCTAAATTAAATCCAGCAATAGCAGCTACTATTCCACCTACTATTCCAGCACCTATAGTTAAGCCTATTTCTGTTGCCGTTCCTGCTCCTATAATAGTGCCTATATCTGTTGTAAGTAATCCACCTATTCCTGATATTATACTGCCTGTTCCGAATGATTTTAAAGCACCTTTAATACTTGTTCCTATTACTGTAACAAGTTTCTTTTTCAAAACACTTCCTAAGCCTGTAAATTTCAATGCCGCTATAGCCGTTATTAAGGTCGTTTCAATTGGTGCTGCCGTAAATGAACCACTCCATAATTCGATAGCTGCTTTAATGGCTTGCCATAACACATTGCCAAGGGTTGAAAATATTTCAACCCAATTAAGTCCAGCTAAATACTCTCCTATATTATGTCCAATTGTATACCAAGGAACATCATCTATAGCCTTTGCAAACCAATTAAAAATTCCTGCCACAAGGTTAGATGTATCTTGTCCTGCTGCATAAAAATCCCCGATTGCAAAATCTTTAAATATCTTCCTAACAGGTTCAAGTGCTTTCTCTATCTTATCAGCCCAAGCAACTGCCGAATTTTCCATATTGGCAAATGCTTTATTCCATGCCGCTTCATAATCAGCCGCCGCCTTAGCGATATCATCCGTCAAATCAATAGCGTTACCACCGCCACCACCGCTTGAGTCCTTGCTTGAGCTTGTATCGTCCTGTAATTTATTTATTTCATCAAATCCCATAAGGGATAATGTAGCTTTCTTAGCTGAATCAGCTACATCTTGGTAGCCGTTTGAAATATCTTCTAAGCCGTCTGATGTATCTTTGTAGCCACTTTGTCCGAAGCTTTCAAAGTCAATCTTTACGCCCATTAAAGAAGCAAGACCAACTAATAATCTTTTGATTGCAATAGTTACTCCGTTTACTACCGGCATAACCTTTGAAAGAATTGGGATAAATAGCTGTCCTGCTACCATTCCTACTTCTTTCATATTGTTGCTGAACTGGCGTAACATATTACTTGGACTGTTAATCGTATTGGCTAAATCACCCCAAGATACTTTGCTTTGGTCTAATATTGCTAACACTCTTAACTGCTGTTTTTCCATCTGTGTCATTTCTGATACAGACTTAGAAATGCCTAAGTTATAGGCATACGTCGCTAATGTAGCATTAGTAATATCAATACCATATTTGTACAATGCCCTTGATTGACCGATTAAGCCACTTTGTAAGTTCTGTGCTACTGTTGAATAGTCCACATTAAAAAGTGAGCTTATATCGCCTGCAAGCATTGTCATTGACTTTGTTATTGCCGTTGTTGCTTCGCCTGTCTGTCCTAATGAGTTAGTAACAGAAGCTAACTGTGAAGCATACTGTGTTATCTCTTGTATGTTAAGTCCTAAGTTCTTTGTTCCACTTTCTTCAAGCAATCCGCCTTGAACATTAACTTTTAAACCAGATAGCTTTCCAAGAGTATCATTTACTCTACTTTGAAAACTTTCTGCATATGCCGTTGCGTTATCGTAGCCGTACTTTTCATAATCCTTATCCCATTCTGAACCAATCTTGCCGAACGCAACCGCTTGATAGTTGAACGCTTCGATATAATCTGTTGTTGACTTGATTGCTTCTATAAGTTTCTTACTGCCACGAATTACCATAAAATAAGTGGCATAAAACTTACCTATTGCACTTGCCAAGTTCCAACTGCTTTTGCTTGCTGTTCTAGCACTTGTAGAAACGCCATACAGCGACTTTTGAAGTGAGTTTGAAGAAGTACCCACCTTGCTACCTTGACTAGCAAGATTAGCCAATGCGTTAGTCATTTGAATGACATTTTGACTTACTGTTGGCGCTCTTGATAGCGTTGTTATTAAGCCATTTAAAGCATTGCCTAGCTTCGGAATGTTTACAACGGCGTTTTCTATACTCTTACTGCCTAACTTACCAAGTGACTTTGCAAATTCTGTGACTTGCGTTGCATTCTGCGGAATAGCTGATATGCTTGCAACTGCCTTTGTGACAGCTTGAAGTGATGTAGCTGTGCTAGTTAGGGCAACTGAATCAACAGAACCTATCTTTGTGATGTTCTTAGCAAGCCTTGTAAAATCTGCTGTTCCTGCGTTCATATTCTGCATAGCAGAACCTAACTGACTAACACCATTTGCAAGGCCGCTTAGTGATGAACCATTCACATTTGCAAGTGATGTTGACAGCCTTGTAAGCTGATTTATCAGTTTATCAACAGAATTGATAGCTTTAGTGGCAGTACCGGTAATTTTGACTTCTAAACTGTCTAATTCCACGCTTTAACCCCCTTTTATAGGATTGTTGGCGGTAATCCTCTCTTTTCAGTTTGTACCGCCCATTTTTGCTCGTTGAGTATCATTTGCCGCAACTCTTTGTCGTATGTATCTTCTTTACTTTCTTCTGTTTTTTCTGATAAAATAGCTTGTTTAGGATATTCAATGTGTGCATCTTTATTAAATGCCGCGCCTATTCCGCAAGAAATAGCTGGAATTGCGTAAACTAAAAACCAGTTATACATTTCTGAATCGCGATTTTGTCTATCAATCTTTTTGCCTTTTGCGTATAGTAATAATTTTGTAGGTGTCATTTTAAGAAAGTCTGAATAACTAATACCTAGTGAACTGGCTAAGACAAAGTATTCTTCCCAAATTATTTTGTGGAAGTCTGCTTTTTCTTGTGGTCCTGTGGAACTACTGTCGGTTTCTTCTGCTCCTGCGTTGCTTCTTCCACATTGTTCGCCATTTCCTCTAACATCGCTGTTATTCCGCTCAACTCGAAAAAACCATCATCTTCCATCGCTTTCTTAATTTCTTCAAACAATGCTCTATATCCGTAACTCTTATCTGTTTTTCTCTTCTCTGTAATATATGCTCTAGTGAGTTCCTTTGCTTCATCCATAGTTACTGGGTTATTGTCAATGCACCCTGCATAAATGGCTAAAATGCAAATCTCTGGCACATCTGCTGTCATATTTGCCAATCCGTCAAAAGAAGCCTGTGCAACACTTTTATCTGTCTGTGCAAGTAAGTAAGAACCATTAACGACAGAAAACATTTTCTGCACTATCTCTTTGCACTCTGCCGCACCAAAAGAGAACTCAACTTTGTATTCTTTTCCGTTTGCATTAATATTCATCATAATTTTTACCCTTTCCCACCCTATCGTCCATATAGGGAAAGGTGCGGATTTTACACCGCACCTACCTTTTAAATTGGTTATTCTGTTACATCATCAAGATATGATGTGTAGTCGGCTGTTTTGGCGTTTGTGCCACCAATCGACACAGCCTTTGATTTAGTCGATTGGCTTATCATTCCCCCACCTTTGTTACTGTGAATGTGCCACCAGTGCCTTCAACAACTTGAAGCTTGTCTGTGCATTCAATAGGCGAAGTGTTAGGAACTGCTGTTACTGTCATTTCAAGTACTGAATCAGTACCAGAAACATCATTAGGTGTTGCTGTTACCTGTCCGACAAATGCGTACTTAGCAACCGCACCTAATCCGTCAGAGCCATATAACTGAATAATATCTAACTGCTTGCCCTCTGCCTTGATTAAGTCCTGTAAATAAGCCTTTTCAAGATTTCCTGTGTAAGTCTTAGCGTCAGATGTTTTGATACCCATTAAGAATGTCTGTGAATCATCTTCAAATGTTGTACTTTCAACTGTGTTAGGTGCTGATACTGGTGCTGAAATTGACTTAGCCGCAACCATTAACTTATATGAGCCTGCAAAACCATCTTCGCTATGTTCCTTGTAGATAACCCTAGCTTTATAACTTGTACTTGCCATTGCCTTGTCTACCTCCTAAAAATTTGCAAAAAAATAAGAGCATTTCTGCTCTTTGTTACAATAATCTATCATTTGCCGCTATCATTCTTCTGAATCTAGCGGTACTCTTATGTACTTTATTGCTGATTGAGAACTCTGGCATTGATGTGCCTTGAAATCTCATTGTCTTAAATGTATCTGTAATTATCGCCATAACCTTGCGACAGTCAGACTTGCTTGTGTTAGTTGTAACATCTACTTGAAATGTTGCTAACAATGCGTTAATTGTCTGTCCGTCAAGCGTTTGTCCTTGTTCAACTGCTGACAGTAAATGAATGTATACTGTTGGGAATACTGCTTGACCGCTGTTTTCCCCCTCATTGGTTATGACTATCTTTGAATATGTCTTTTTAAGCTGTGTTAGGGTTTTAGCCTTGACAAGTGCTGTGACTGTATTTTCAAGGTCTATCGCCCAATCGTTTGCATTTGCCATTAACTAAACACCCTCCTTGCTACCTCAACATATTTCTGTATAATTTCCATATCAGCCTTATAAACAGGCATTTGTGCTTCTACGCCGTGTGTAAGAACTAAGGTTCCGTCATCGTCATAGTAACCCCACACTTTTTGTATGCCGTGATGTTCGCCGTATGAGCCTATAACCATACCATTAACAACGCCTTTGTCATGTGGGCTACTTCCAGCCGCTCCATTGTAGAATACACCAGCTCCGAACTCTATAAACATAAGTTCTTTGCCTTCTACAATTAATTTTGCTTCAACATATTCTCCTGCGGATTTCATTTCAACATAACTGTGATGGCTTGTATCTGAGCCGCTACGAACACCTTTTTCATCATATGTATAACTTGCTTTTGCCATATTTTCATCTATAACAGGTATTCCAACTTCTGCAAGTTCTTTGACAAGCTGTGAAGTTTTTTTGATAAGCCAGTTCTTGTACTGTTGTAGCTGTCTGATAGCTTCATTTACGGACTTTTCAGACAATGATATATTAATTGTATGTCTTGCCATAATGCACCTACTTTACAACTGCTTTGAGCATATACTTAGTTGAATATAATGCTGGCTTAATGCCTACAATCGTGAAGTCTGCCGATGTTTCATCAACAAGACTGTCAGATGTGTATGTAGGCTTGCTATCAAGCCAGATAAGGTCGCCTTTTTGAATAGGCAACACATTCCTATCTGTCAGCAAAATAGCGTCAAAATCAGCGGTATCAAAGCCGTATTCCTTGCTTTGTGCTTCTCCACCGCTGAAAGCTATGTTTGCTTTGAAGTCAACTGGCTCTGAAAAGCCTGTTTTTTCTTCAAGAACTTTAGGTATCTTATTTCCCTCATCATCAAGATAAGGAATGAAGTTGCCATCTGTGTCGGTATATCCCTCATAAAGGATATTGCCGTCATCATCTCTTTCATAAATAGTTACTGTCTGCCCTTGAAGTGAATACTTCATAGCCTGCTTATTAATGTCAAGCATTGTTCTTTACCTGCTTATAAATCTGATTAACACCTGTGCTTGATAGTCCGGACACAATTCCTACTGCGATTGCATTAAGAATGTCATTTGCCGGAAAGTCTGGTATTACATACATACCTGCAACGCCTAAGATACCACCTGCAACGCCTACGATTATAGGAATGTAATTATCCTTAATGTGTGGGATTGCTTTAGCTCCTAAGCCTATCAGATATGTAATTACAACGATTGCAACTACTGTTGATACTGATGTTATATCCATTTTAATCTTTGCCTCCATTCTTTAAGTGAATTTCCTGTATTTCGTTATACATCTTAGTCACCATTCCATTGCCGCCCAATGCGTGATATGCGTTATACATCTCGACGAAATTATCATAGGCGTAAGATGGAATTTCACCTATTTTCATATACTTATCGTGATATTCGATAAGCTGTACTCGCAAAAGCAACATTGTGCCTTTGCTATTGGCGTCTTTGTCTTTTTTCTGTTGTTTCAGAAGCCAAACTATATAGCCAAGTAATATCGGTAATACTACGGTATAAGTTTGTAATAAAAATTCTTTCATTTTATATCTCCTGCAAAATTAATAGGCACACCGCCCACCACCCTTAATGTGTGCCGCCTGCTACCCTGTTGGTAACGCACAATCTTCTATAAAACCTTAGCAAAAGGGAATACCCCGACAAATAAACCGTCTCTGTCTCTCCAAGTTCTGTTGACACCATTCTCATTGTAGCTTGCCATAAATGCTTCACCTGCTTGTGAATGGTCGTAGACAGCCAGATTAACGATAACAGTCTCAAATTTCTTCAAGTCCTCGGTTATCATTTTGTCTGTGTAGCTGTCAGGGTAATTTCTTCTTGCCTTTACATCTTCTGTAGCCTGTTTAATAAGCTGTTCGATTACTGGATTATCTTCTTTGTTATCGAACACTACCACATCAGATGTCGTATTATCATCATTTGTGACTGTATCAATATGAAATTGTTTAAGTCTGATTTTGACTTGCTCTAATGTGGTGTATTCCATAATTTCAGCTCCTATAATCCTAATTTCTCAATTAACAATTCTTTAAGTTCTGCTCCTGTAAGCTCCATTGCGTTCTCAATACCTTGTTCTAAGGCAAGTGTCTGTAAGTCCGCTGTTGGCATACGCTTAATAGCTGTCTTTGTGTAATCGCTTGTAGGTTGAGCAGGGAACTTGTCCTGCTCTTCCTCGTATTTAAGTTCATCCCCATAAACTGCTTCCTGTCTTACGTTATCTGCTGTTACTTCTTCGCTCTGCTTTGCGGCGTTGATTTTATGTCGTCTTAATAACATATAAACACCTCTTACTTTCCGAACTTAGCAAGAACAACCTTTGAATCGTTGCTTAAGACTGCTGTATAGTGTTCATCGCCAGTGATAACAGTTGTCTTTGCAAGAATATCTCTGTCCGATTCAATCTCAATGCTTCTCTTCATATAGATTGTAAGTGCGTTCTCTTCCTCTGATACACCATCTGCGCCTGTGTCCTCGTTAGGGTCTTCTGCTGATACAATAACAATAGGACAAGCGTAGAACTCTGTTGTAACAGCCTTTAACTTGCTACCTACCTTGATTTCCTTGTCCTTTGGCTTAAGCGTATGTGCAAGTGCTGTGTCAAGATGAACATTCGTTGCATTCTCGCTTGTTGTATCAGCTGCAACATTGATTGTTCCTGTTGAATCATCAAGCTCATACTTAACTAACTTAACTTTCTTTGACTTAACAACCTGTGCTCCCGCAATAGAACCGATAGTTCCATTCATAATTACATTAAGTGGGTACTTGTCATTGCTCTTGAAATCATCGTCATTAAGTAATGTAGCTTCCTGCGCCGGATTAATGAACAATATCTTTGTAAGTGATGAATCTGATTCATCATCAAACTTGCTATTAGCCGCTACAACTGCTGAATAGCTGATAGGTGCTGCTGTTCCATCGTGATCAATAGGTGCTGTGCAAAGTGCGTCATAGCTGTCATTATCAACCTTTGCAGCGATTGACATAGCAATCTGATTGATAGCTGTACCAAGTGGGTCGCCATAACCAGATAACACTGATTCGTCTGTAAGTTCTACTGCCTTACCTGCTTTCTTAACCTTTGCTTCTGTTGTAGATGTTGTAAGTACTGTTGTACCCATAGCAACACCTTCTGCTACATCCTGTGCATCACCTATATAAGCGTATTTTGGGACAACAATAGTGCTTCCCGGTCTGCCTACAAGTGTTGTATCAACTCTTGCAATAGGCGAAAACTTAATCTTCTTTGGTAACTTAGCTGATACCATATCAGCCATTACCTGTGGGTCTACTAAATTTGCTAACTTAGTCTGTGGCATAGTTTATTTACCTCCATTTCTACTCTGTGAACTTCTTATAAAGTTCTGGATTCTTATTTTTGAACTCCACTCTTTCGTGGTAATTCATTTTGTTAAACTGTTCCTGCGTTATCGTGCTTTCTTCTCCACCGCCTGCATTAATAGCTGGTCTTGATTTAAGCCACTCTGCATTAGCTTCTTTAACCTGTCTTTGCACTTCATTGGCAATTACAGTTGCTATAAGGCTATGGTCTGCATCTGCAACCGCCTCAATCAAAGAATCAATATCCTTTCCATCACCTATAACTTTCTGATAAGCATTGACAGCTTTCATATAATTAAGTTCTTTGCTCATGTTCTCGAACTTTTCAGCCTGCAACTTTTCAGCTTCTGCCTTTGCTTCTGCTTCCTGTTCTTCTGCTGTCTGCTTCGAGCGAAGTTCTTTCTTGTACTTAGCCGCTTCTGAACTGGCTTTATCGGAAGCGTTCTTATACTTCTCTTTTTCAGCTCTTTCACTAGCAAGCTGTGCCATAAGTTCTTCCACGCTAGGTGTCTGCTCTTCGTTCTGTGGCTCATTATTAGTTGTTGGTTCTGTTGTTGTGTTAGTTACATCTGCCATAATTTCTTTACCTCTGCTTTCTGCGTTTTTTGTTGTTCTCTCAACTTCTTGCGATATTTGTATTGCCCTTTCTCTAGGGCATATAAAAAGCCGCAAGGCATTTTTTACCCTGTGGCTCAATATCAATTATTTATCTGTTCTGCTCTTATCTATAACCGGACTATTTTCTGTCTGGTCTGATAAGTCTTGCATTGTGCGGTCTTTATTAGGTGGCTGTTCTCCATCTCCGCCCTCTGCTTGGTTCTGTGTGTCTTTGTTAATTATACTGTCTTGATACGCCTTAACCATCTCTCCGCTTCTCGCTACAACATCGTTAGGGTCATCAAAGAATGGAATTGCATCAACTGTATCTTTAAGGCTAAATCCGTGGCTTATCAATGTTGCCATAGCGTTAACCTTAGTTGACATTTCATAAGTTTTTTGCCGCTTAATGTTAGGTTTTACATCTCTTGCCCTTAATTTAAGTAAGGGATTGCTACTGTTAACATTGTTTGACAGTTTGATAGCCGCAAGAACAACTTTTATCTCTTCCATTTTGCAGCCATCTGTAATTAATTGCTGTTTTGCCGCCGCTGTTTCTGCTTGTGACCAGCCTGTTGCATCTGACATTGCAACTCCTGTACTGCCGCCGCTATTATCATTTCGCTGTGGCACATTACATTTCTGCAAGATTGTCTGTCGCCTTGATTGGATATTGTTAAGCATACCTGTGTAATCGTAATTAATTGCAAGTGGCTCAACTATTGGAGTTTTGCCATCTGCTGATGTATAGGTCTGCATCCATTCTCCAGATTTTGGCTTTCTTACTTTTTCAATGATATGTGGTGTCCCATCTTTATCAACTGTCGTTTCCTGTTCAACCGGGAAATCAACATCATTTGTGTGCCATACTGCTTGTGTATTCTGTTCAACATCATTTGTAAAATCTGAAATAAGTAGGTTTAAGTTATCCATTTCAGATATTTGCCGTTCAAAACAGCCCATTCTATCGAATGACCTTGTGTATTCAATAATAGGGATTTTATGTAATGGGTTTTCTTCCCCACTTCTCTCTAAAAATCCCCATTTTGTTTTTCCTTTTTCTGGTCCGTTAGTAATTTTTACCCCATCCGTAACTTCATATCGAATATCTTTTGTAAAACAGGTGTAATATCTTGTGCCACTATGTTTGTCTTTGATATAAGTACCTGCAAGAATAACCCTCTTATCACTATAAGCTGTTGACCTTACAACAAATGTTGTTCTTGGGTCTAATATGTCATATGTGAAATAGCTTTCTCCGTCCTCGTATTCTGTATTTATATCAATATAAACATATCCAATTCCGCCGATTTCAACATACCTAGCAAGTTCCTGCTGCTTTTGCCTTGCGTTCTGTGATTCATAGCAGCTGTTTAATTCTGCTATAGCTTCTGTGAGGTTAGAATCCTCATTGTCGCCATTTTGAACTAGTGTTATAGGATTCCCCCACTTAAAACCTAAATTAAACTCTGTGACTTCATTAGCCACATTATCGCAACACTCGCAGTCAATGTCTGGTCTGTAAGTCTTTGGATTCTTCCTAACTATTGGCTGTATTCCTGCGTCATAATCAAGAAGAAACTGTATTCTGTTGGAATTAATATCATGTTCCAAAATTGCTTCACGCAAAATTGGTATTATATTGTCAGGTGTTATTTCTTTTGCACCTGTATAAATAGCAATTCTTCCTGTCTGCATTGTCTACACCTCTAATAAAATGTCATACCGCTTGAACTTCTGCTTTGTGGTATTTCCTTAATTTGAAAATCATCATCATCGTTAGGTACATACCATATCCATTTGTGGCAATGCTTGCACGCTAATTTATGTGTTCGTGGGTCTTTGCTGTCTGCCTTAGTCAAAAACTTATGGCAGTTCGGACACATAATTGACTTGTCTTTGTTTGTATAAAAAATCATATTGTTACCTCGTTACATAGTAAAAGCACCGCCATAATTAAATGACGATGCTTTTCGATAAGGATTATACATGTTTATGAAATTTGCTTTGCTCATTGTAATAATACATAATTTTTTCGTCACAATCGTAACATCTTTTAATTTTTTTCAATAAATCTTTGAAAAGCCATTTTTACGCTACTTTCTGTGTTGCCACCTATGATATGTGCTATCTGAATCCAAGTCTTATTTTCTAAAAATCTAAGATTGATTATTCTTCTCATTCTACTATCGTCAACGCTTGCAATAAATTCTTCAACCTCATTGGTTTTTTCCAACAAATCATCTTCAAGCAACTGCAATGTAGCTTTTCTAGCATAAAGAAGTGTTTTCTTTCTGCTGTACTCTGGAAATGGTATGCCTTCAATCTTAAAATGCTGTTTGCCACCATTGCCACCGCTAACAGAATCTATAACCATTTCTCCAGCTTCAATTTTGCCTATATCTCTTTCAAGCCGTTCTATCTTTAGTCTTACTTCTTTTACTTCTTCCTGTAAATCCGAATATTGTGATAAAACTTCCTTTGTTACCATAAATTCCCTCCTGTTATATTGGACTTGACATAATTACTGTCTTTTTTACTCTATTTCCTCTTTTCATTCTTAATGCAAAATTTGAAAAAACATCCGGTACATCATCGTGCAAATTTTTACCAGATACTGAATATTTCAATAACCAACTCATCATCTCTGCATAATCGCTCTTGGGTTCATATAGGCTTCTATCTTTAAACACAATATGTTGCAATACCCAGCTAGAACACTGAAATATTCTTGCTTCTTTGTTTGTTTCGGTTGCGGTGTCTGATATATTGCATAACCAGCCTTTTTCTTCTACTCGTTTTCTGACTTCATTTGCAACTCTATCTCCGCCTTGATTAGCTTCAAAATCGCAATCTTGCATTTCATTATCGACAATTAAATTTGCTGAATTTTCATATTGTTTTTCGTAATCTGCCGAATTGTTGCATATAGTATCAGTGCAGTAATACGTTCCCTCATATCCTTCAAATTCAACCAGGCAAGGGAACACATAAAAATCAGTACCAGAGGATTTCGTGTCACATTGTCCAGTAATTCTTTTAATTCGTGTTTTAGGAAGTTCTTTATATCTCATTATTTTGTTTTCTGGATAAAGCAATCCCTCACGTTCTATTGGATCTTGCTTATAAAGACATCTATAAGATATATCATCCATTGTCAGTGCTTGATCATTAAAAAACTCCACCGACATTCCATTATATTCATAGTCAAAATTACTTTTCCCTGTTTTAGGGTCAATATCTGGAATAGAAATAATTTTTAACTTTGGGTCGTTTCCATAAAGCTCAATAATATGTCCAATAATGTCTTTTGTGCTCCATCTGGTCATTATAATTATTTCTTTTACTTGTTCGTTTAGCTTTCTTTGTTTTAAATCGACTCCATAAATTCTCCATATTTTTTCAAGAATTATTGGATTAAGTGCTTCTTCAATAGAGCCTATAAGGTCATCACAATATAAATAACGGTTAGTTCTAACCTTACCTGCGTTCTTAGCTCCTATTGATGAGCATTGAATACTTGAAAATGCTTTGTATTTGCCGAAATTAGCTTCTTGTGCCTGTGCATTTGTGCTTTGTAATGGTAAATTAGGGAAAATAACATTCCATTTATATTCTTTATCATCTGTTGTTATGTCAAGCACTCCTTTATAAAACTTTCCTGTAATTTCGTTGCTGTGAGAAAAGAAAAGGCTGTAATCTTTAGGGTGCTTGCCAATTATCCAAGAACAAAAAAATTTTTCCAGTGTAGTTTTTTGCGTTCCTGGTGGCATAGAAATACATAATCTATTATATTTGTCGTCTTCCAAATCTTGCATAGCTTGAATAAGCCCGTATTTATTAAGCTGTTTCATTTTTGGCTGATAAAATCTTTCACTCTCTTCTCTGTCTTTTTCAAGATAAAGCAAATAGCTGTGAAATAAGTGCGGAGCTTCAAGCAATAAGGTATCAAAATATCTATTGACTAAATCATTGTCTATATTGTTGTTGAATGTATATTTTTCAAGTTCAAAAATATCTATGCCTATATCACGCATACAAGCCTTTTCTATGAGTTCTTTTGTCCTAGCCGTACATTTTAACATTGTGTCAATTTCACCCTCATTCTTGGCAAGCTGGCACACGTTGTAGTAGACTTCTATAATGTTTTCATCTATTCCTTTTTGGGATATGTATTTTTCGCATTCATCTATCAGTTGATATAATTCAGAATTCAAGAAAAGCACCTCCACTTTTCAGCAAAGGTGCTTATAGACCTCTGCCTATAATTGTTTTAGGGTAGCGCCGCAAACCTCTTATGCGGCGGTAATATATTATTTATTTAATATCAATATCTGGTACTAATCTTTCAGGGTAAAACGTCAATTCATAATGGTACTTATCTGTCCCGACTGGTTCTGTTTGTTCCATAACATAACAAGTCCAATCGTTAAGATATATATAATCTTTATAATATGTGTTCTCGCCTGTTTTGATAGTAACTACAAGCTCATTAGTACTGTTGTTGCTAAGGCTCATATACCCCTCTGCCTGCAACATAATTGTATCTGTTCTTGCATTTGTAACTGTAATTTTTCGATAGAGATTAAACTCATCTCCATCTTTTGACAGATTGTGGTTTACGACATCTGCCGTTCTACAACCAACCATTCCAAGTGCAATGCAGATTATCATTCCTAATGTCAAAAATTTCTTTTTCATAATTTCTATTCCTTTCTATGTTTTATCAGCCTTTAACTCTCTAAGGTCAGCGGCTACAATCAATTTGTAGTCGGTAATTGTTTATTTTAATTTCTTAACTTCCAGACAAGTACGTTTTCCATCCTTTTCAATTCTCCATCTGGTACTCCAATGTTCAATGTGGCAGTTTTTATCTTCATTAAGTGGAATTCTATTGACAATGGCACTTGCGATAACACTTGGTGGAATGTTTAAATCATCTACAATCAATGTTTTCATTCCTCATAAACCTCTCAAAATCTTCCATACATTCATTACATAAATCGTAAGTCATATTTAATATGCCACTCCTTGTAATTGAGTTCATACACAACAGCCCTACTTTTATCTCTTTTCCGCACCTGTCGCAAGTGCGCCATTCTTTTTGATGTTTCATAGTAATCCCCCTTTGCAAAATTGGCAAACTCTTAGGTTATTCTTTAAAAAGCACTTCTTTCGCTAAAAAAGTAAGTTGTATCTTTTTCATTCCAGACTCATCGTCTGTAATGCCATCTACACTATATATACTATCAACTGGGTTACCATCAAAGAAAACTTTGACATATCCTTTTGAAATATCCAACAATGCTTCTTTAATCATTCTTTCACCAACTTTCTAAGAGCCATAAGTAAAAAGCTGTTTGTATATTCGTTCATTTAACGCTTTTTCTAATTCGTCTTTGTACCTAAATGGACTTAAAGGACTTTTTATTTCTTCCCTCAATATAGGCGACATATTGTCTATCAAAATGCCTTGTGTGGCACTTGCGCAATTTTGTGGTGGCAAATCCATTAAAGCGCATAACTCCATTCTTTTATGGTCGCATTTTTCAGATTCAGGGCAACTTTTACATTTTTCTGCTAATTTACTTAAAGGTTCTGCCATCATTCCACCAACTTTCTACCGCAGATAGGGCAATAAGCTATTTTCATTACCATTTCAACATTCATCTCTTTACTGCAACACACTGCAAAGGACGGACATTTATTCAAGTCGCATGTAATTACAGGTTTATTTGACAACTTATCAATCTTAAATTTGCCATAATGTGTTATGACAGGAAATTTTTCCTCGCAAAACTTACACATATCGCACCTCAAATCTTCGTAAATATATCCAAATCATAGTTATCTCTGATATAGTCAACAACTTCCTGTAATTTGCCCTTTACAAATTCATCATTGGCAATATCTGGATGTGCGTAAAACATGCAACTGTCTTTCTTTCCGTCTGCTTTATATTTACGATAGTTAAATATCATTGTAAAAAGTGGTATTTCTGTCAGATTCTTTGTCTTGTGTCTTATCCAACGATTAACAATTCTCTTAATCATCATTCTTCCCCCATAAATTATCTGGTAATTCCTCGCCGCCATAAATCTTGTTAGCGTATTTCTTAAATGTCGGCACGCTACAACCTGCTACTTTTGCCGCCTTTACTTGTGAAGCCCGCCCCGATATGTATAAGTTAATTGCTTTATAAAACTTATCTTTGTTTAGTGGGTGTACGCCCATAGCCATAATAATCACTCCTATCTATATTTGTTATAGATTGTTAATGCCATTAGTAATTCCCCAAATGCAAAAACTAATAAGCCTGCCAAACCAGCCATATTATTTATTAAGTAAATCAATGTGAGATTTATTGCTGTTAGTATCGCTTCCACTATTTCCTTTTTCATAAACATCACTCCTTTACATTTCTATAAATCTATTTGCCAGCTTGCCAAGATATTCAGCATTGGCAAAATGTGTTATTGAGTAGTTAGTGCTTTCTCTATGTTCTCTGATGAAATGGTCATTAATCATTCTCTGTAAAACTGTAATGCCCTTATCGTCTGTTTCGTATATAGCATCAGCGTCGAAATGTCCGTGTTCCGTATCTGTGATAGTTGATAGGACAAAACATACATTCTTTAATGTCTTATCTGTAAGTATTGGGTGTACTTTATGGAAATAGATTTCATATAACTGCATATACATCTTAAATCCATCTTTAACACAATCGCATATAGCTGAATTATCTATATCGTCGTCACAGATGTTATTAAACCTATCAACCATATCTTTTTCTTTAAGCAACATTTCATCTCTTGTGACAGCTCTTGCCGTCGGTTTCTCTGAAAACGATGTATGTACCTCTCCATCAATGTTAATTGATGTATTGTCCTTATTAGTAATTTCTGAATTATAATCTCTGTTTATGTTTATATTCTCTGTAGTAATCTCTGGTAATGGTCTGTCGTTTTGTCCTTCTCGACAGGTCATTCTGTCCTGTCGGTCTGTCATATTGTCTTGTCGATTTGTCATTCTGTCCTCATCGGAATTAAATTTATCCACAAGTTCTTGTAGTTTCTTAGTATTTATTGTGTACCACTTTGTTTTATCAATAGCCAATTTATTGTAATTAGCTGATATAACAATTCCTTTACTTTCAAGCCTTGTGAATGTTCTCTGTATCGTTTTTTCACTCCAATATGGAAAATCATTAGTTTTCCAATCGCTGTATGAGTTATATACCCAATATCTATCGTCAATAAAATTCTTATCAGCCTTTTTATTAATTTCTAGCCAATAATTTAACTGATTAAGTACTATTGCCTCGTTTAAATCACCTAAAACAAGTGCTAAATCAGTATTTATAATAAGCGTCTTTGATTTATCTATAAAAAGTTCCTTAAAATTCATAAATTACCTCCTGCAACAGCAATCCTGTGACTATAAATCATTATTTATTGAAATTACAATATCTTTCAACTTTCTGTAATTTCCAATGATTAATTTCAATCATAATTTCACAAAAAGATTTTATTTCGTCAAAATAATATGTAGTCCCGTTGTTAATATCAATCACAGCCTTTAAAGTTCTGTCATCAATAATTGATTGAATGTATGGATATAATTTGTGATATTTTGTATGTAAATGCTTTGGCAGTAGTAATAAATTATTTATATCGTTATTATTCCTATCAAAATCAATATGATGTACCTCATATTCATCATCAAAATCAATTTTGTAGTAGTCCTTGTAATACTGCCTGTAATCAAATTTCTTTCTCATTTTATTTACCTCCACGAATGATAATTCCCACGATTTTAAATATAACAACAAACAGGCAGTCGTGGTCTGCTTTTCGGTAGCTAACCTAGTTTGTTGTAATCGGATAGACAGGACTTGAACCTGTGACTACTTGAATAAATCAAGCGTTACTCCCAACTGAACTACTATCCGAAATCACAGATAAAGCAACAATTTATATCTGTGAAGCAAGTGATTTTTGTTGTTGCCTTTGTTTCACTTGAATGGACTTTCTACCATTTCCGACAATGCTTTACTGCATTTACTGCCGAAAGCTATTGATGTGGTGTGGATTTGAACCACACATAAACAAGCACTCCTGTCCTTTCAAGCCCCTAGCAATCAGGTATTCCCCTGTGGTTATACTATGGTGGATTAGAACCACTAGCTCATTCTATCTGCTATTAGCGTTTACCCATTCCGCCACACATCAACTTACTCACACCTCTTAACCTAGGATAAGTCTGCAAACAACATTACGCACGCAGACCCAAGAAGTGCTTTCAAAACGCCGATATCGTGAATCGAACACGAACAACATTTCTGTTGGATAGCTTAGCAAGCTACTGGAATACTTTTATCCCATATCGGCAAAGTGGAGAAGATAGGAATTGAACCTACAATGTTTACCGCAAGGGAACAGATTTACAGTCTGCCGCAACACCGCCAATCGTTGCCGCTTCTCCATATCGTTTTAAAAGACTAGCATTGTGAAAATGTTTCGATTAAGGTGGATAGTTGATACTGAAAAACAATGCTAGTCTTAATAGCAGTATAGGCTATGACACCTATAACAGGTCGTGGCAAAGCTTGGATGTCATTCTACCCGTGCAGTTGGGCTTAAAGAAAGTAGCTTCGCTCGCTGTCTATCCATACAGATAACTGCTGCGCTATAGGTATAACTTAATTTTATTTGCGTATTTATAATACGCAAAACCTCACGGACTATCTGACAGTCCTTAACAGCTCTCGCTATGAGGTGAAAGGAGGGCTTAATGCTAGTAAACCAATAAGTCCTGTAAAGGCACAAGTGTAATTAAACACTTGAACTACCCCTGTGGGATTTGAACCCACGATACAGGAATCAAAATCCTGTGCCTTGACCACTTGGCTAAGGGGCAATTAAGCTACTCTTTATCTTCAAAGAGTGCTGCAATATCATTTGTACTATCAATCTGTTCTACAAAGTTATCTGTGCCGTTAGGATGTGTGTCTGGATTACCATTGCAATTTTTACAAGGCGTTTCAAACCACATTTTAAATTTATACAAGCAATTACAACAATCTTCCTCCGGCTTAAGCATTAGACATCACCTGCCTGTCTGTGATTAGCTCTATAAGAATCAAAGCCATCCGGATAACGTGCTATAAGCTTATCTATGTTTGTCTGCATTACATCATCAAGACTGAATCCGCAAGCTTCACAAATCATAGCAATGTACCACATTACATCGCCGCACTCTTTCTTAAGATGTTCTAAGTCTATGCCCTTTTCGTGAAATATGCCCTTTTTAACAAGGTCTGATACTTCTCCAGCTTCACCAGTTAAACCTAAGACACCATTAAGAAGTCCTGCTATGTCATTTATGTTGCTGCACTTAGCATTGTTTTCTGTTAGAGGACTAAGTGAAAACTTACCAGTTAATTCAATATATAATCTACAATATGCCTTTTTATCGTTAGTACGCATAGCCAATTTTTGGTATTCATTGCCCTGCATTTATAACTCCTAACTCTTTTTTATTTTTTAAATTTTTTTGGAATTTATTCAGCCGATTAGCTGATTCTCTGATGTGTTTATTGAATATCTTGTGATTGATTAATATGTGTCTATTATACAACAATTAGCACTTGTTGTAAATGTCTTTTTCTATCAATTTTCGTATATATTCAGACATTGAAACGCCTTGTTTTTTTGATTTTTTTTCAATATGTTTTCTCATTTCGTCATTAAGTCTCAATTTGATTGTACTTTCTTTTGGGTCACTTGATGTTCTCATTAATTTCAACCTTTCTTGGTCTTCCTAATGTTTCCTTAGGCTTCTTCAACGCCTCTTCTATGGACATACCTTTTTTATTAATTCTATACAGTACAGCTGGCAATCCTATATTGTATTCTTTGCACCATTCTTCTCTTGTTTTAGACACGCCATCTATAACCCAATGCATATGTTCTCGTGGCTTACGCTTTTTCCATTCGTCACTAGGCCGCTTATTATTGCTCTGCGTTTGCCAATCAGCCCACCGGCAGTTGCTAGGCTCATAGTTGCCATTAACATCTATTCGGTCAATAGATAAATCGTTTGAATAGCCGTTTTTTAATGCCCAGTCTATAAATTTCTCTCTATCGCTCCATTCTTCGCATATTTTAATCCCACGTCCGCCATAATTAGCATAACTATGAGAATTTGGGTTATAACATCTCTGTATCATCCCGTTGTGTATTCTTCTCAGCCTATCTAATTCTTCAGAATGTTCCAATCTACTTTCTTCACTAAGACAGCCACAGCTTTTAACAACTCCTTTTTCCCAAAAACAAGGCTCAATTAATTTAATATTACCACAGTCGCATTTGCAAACAAATTTTCTATGTTTCTTTTCATCTTTTGCTATACCTATAACTGTGAGCCTATTGTTTTTGCGGCCTATATATGAATTGTCAAATTTTATAGGTTGGATATAATGTTTTGCACAATGAAAATTCCTCTTTTCAAAGGACTTTAAAGTGGCTAACATAGTTCTTTTCTCTCCGCATTGATTGCACTGCATTACATATTTAGGGTTTGTATCAATATCTTGAATAGATACGATTTTGTAATCACCATAATTTTCCCCAACCCTTGAAAGAATGACCTCTTTTTCATTTTTTAAAATTTTTTCAAGTTCACTTTTGGCTTCCTCTTGGCGTTTAAGCTTTTGGCAGGGACAAGTTTTAATTAACTCGCTCCACTTGTTACGACCTTTAATCATAGTTCTATGTATTACTCGCCCACACTCTGTACATTTAAGAGTTACATCTCTGCCCCTTGTATTGAAATCATAAGTAATATCAGTAATTATATAGATACCATTATAAGTGTTAATCTTAGAATTATAATTATCTAACATTCTATTAGCAGTGTCTATATTGATATTGTTATTTAATAATTCTTGTAATGTGTTTATAATATATCAACTCCTTATATTTATTTATATATATTATAACATATTTCTATTGTGTGGTACAGAATAAAATCCAAGAAGTTGCTCGTGTGACTTAGCAAGCAGTCGAACATACGTTCTTTTAACCCCCTCCGCCCTTGTTATGTAGTTGTGTCTATTTTATGCCATATTCTCAAACAATTAACACAATTAACACCATATCCATACCATAACGCTGATAAACCTTAATTTATCAGCGTTATCTAAATGTTTACCACTCACAAACCCAGTATTTAAGCGGTTTCTAAGCTGTTTAAATTGTGTCAGAATTGTTTATAGCGTTTATCTGCTGCTTATGCATTAATTGTGTATTGTTTTGGCTTAATTGTTGGCGTATTTCTGCGGCTGTTAGAGCTGTTTTATTGCCACTTTCTCTACTAACACCGGGAAGATTCCACGCAAAATGACGATTGAGTATTGCCAAAATTCCAACCGGGCTTTTATTACCAGTTGCAAGCTTATTGGATAAACTTTCTTCTCTAAAATCGCGCAGTTTTTGAACCAATTCGAAGCCCTTTGTACTTAGCTTTCTTTCATTCGCTCCCCAATCCATAAAAGTATCTTTATGTATTCCAGTTAATAAGCTAAAGCCTAATATACTACATTCTTTATCATACATAGAACACATATAATAATATATATATAATATATACTCTAATTTATCTAAATCATACATATAAAAATTACTATCCATAATACAATTAGTATTATTTTTATTAATATTCTTATTTAACTTTAATATACTTTTATCACTAAAAACATATTTATTAATATACATTAGAGCTGCGTTCCATCTACTCTGTGGTTCTTTGGTCATATCTTCGATGTTGTGTTCTTCGCAAAATTTTGCCAGATATAATTCTATGTCATTCTGGAATATCTCCGGTGTGTCTGGTGTTTCCTGTACTTTCTCCATATATTCCCCTTTCTGCTGGAACTTATCCAGCTAATTATTATTTTATATATTAATAACATAAAAATAACCCGATAACAATATTAACATTATCGGGTGTAAAACTTATATATTTAATTATTAAAATAATATAGCATAAATATATTATAAAGTCAATTTTATTTTTGGACTTGACATAATATAAAAAACTGTTTATTATGTAAAACGTAAACAGTAACAAAAATGTATTGAAATATGCTATTTTGTATTTATAAACAACAACATCAGATGTATTGAAATATACGTTTTTGTATTTCTTAAATAGTAACGTGCGGCGTAGAAAAAAGGGGAACGTTAAGCTCCCCTTTTTTAATTCTATCTATCCGATTTTAGAACTCTTTTTTAATTATCTCCAGAGCTTTGTTATATGCCCAATCTAAGCTCTTATACTCGTTTTCTGTGGATATAACAACTTTATCCCCAGTATCAAGAACTTCACCGAAATAATAATCACATCCGCCGGACTTCTCCGCCTTTGTAGCTATTTTGAATGTATATCCGACAAATTCTTTACCGGCGTTTCTTGTTTCTTTGACAGCAAATAAATAGCTGTCATAATCTGCATATTTTCCCACGTTTTCATTTGTGAAGAACTTTGCAAGGCTCTTCATATCTGTTTTATTAGGTTCTCCATTCTTGTTTCTTTTAACTGTTAAATATCTCATATCGTTCACCTTTTAACCTTTCTAATTATTTTCCTTTTCACATTCAAAACCTAATAAAATATCACTTGCCAGCTCTTCATTTATTTCTTCCTCTGCGATTGGCTTTCTGTTCTCTGCTCCGATTATTTCGTCAAGACTTGCATCAATATCTGCAAGCACCTTTTCTCTGTCAAATCCTAATTTAACAACTTTGTTTAATAAATCTAATGTTCTCATAATTGTTTACCCTCCAGCATTTAGCTGCCTTTCTTTTAATTTCTGTCATTATAATAACACTAATATTAGTGCTTGTCAACAGGTTTATTTAAAAATATTTTATTTTTTCCTCGTCCGTTGGTGTTACCTCTATAATATCCGACGGCTGGCACTTTAATATAATACATAATGTATTAATTGTGTCCGTTGTTATGCCTTTTCCCTGTCTTATATTCTGTAGTGTCGCTTGACTAATTATCTTGTCTTTGCGCATTTTTGTACTTGTATATCCTCTGTTAGATAATTCCTTAAGCACATCTATTTTATATCTCCACATCTGTTTTGCTCCTTTCTCATAAGGTTACAAACATTGTATATTTTTTATGTTTAAAAGTCAATTAAAATCTCTAATTTTGGTGTTGACAAGCACTAATATTAGTGTTATTATAATCTTGCAAATAAAAAAAGTGGTCGCCCCTACCAAGAACGAACCGCCACCCGGCGGTCTGGTGTAG